TTGAAGTGTCTTAAATTACGATACCATTATAATGGAAAAACTGAAAACAAATTAATACATCGTTTAGTAGCCACAGCATTTGTAACTAATGACGATCCTATACATAAAACACAGGTAAATCATATAGATGAAAATAAAATGAATAATAGTTCTGATAATTTAGAATGGTGTACTCCTAAATATAATGCAGAATATGGAACAAGAATAGAACGTACTAAAAAATCTACAACAAATAATCAATCGTGGAAGCGCGTTTTATGCGAAGAAACAGGTAAGACATACAGGTCTATTCGTTCAGCGTCTATGGATACAGGTGATTGCGAACACACCATTGCAAGAATGTGTAACGGATTAAACACTAAAAATCTAAAATACCATTGGAGGTATGTATAATGAACAATATAAAATTTATTCAAATCCCTGAAGTATGCCCGATTTGTGGTAAGCCGGTGTCTGTCGTAAAAGAGAACGATTCTGAAGTATTGATGTGCATGAATGCTGGATGCAAAGGCAAGCTTCTGGGTGAATTAAATGCTTTTGTAGGGAAAAAGGCCCATGATATTAATGGATTATCTGAGGCTACATTGCAGCTATTGATTGATAATGGGCTTGTGACATCACCAATTGATCTGTATTATTTGAAGGATCATTCTATAGAATTATCCAGATTACCTAGAATGGGAGCAAAGAAAATTGCGAATATTTTAGATTCTATTGAGTCTAGCAGAAATACTACCATAGAAAAATTTATTATAGGATTAAATATTCCGTTAATTGGTGGTAGAGCTGCAAAGGATATTGCTAGATATGAAGAAATAAGAACCAGGGAATTAGGAATACTCTATCCATTCGAAACTTTTATTAAAGATGCTGCTTCTGATTTTAATTTTACCTGTATTGAAGGATTAGGGACGGAGCGAAATATTTCTATCCATAGATATTTTAAGGAAAATTATGATTACGTTATTGCTTTGGCAGAACAGTTCATATTTTCGAAACTTAATAATGATAAAATTTCTTCTGAAAGTGATTCATTGTCCGGAAAGAAATTCTGTATCACTGGGAAGTTACATATTTTTGCTAACCGAGATGAACTTGTGGCGGATATAGAATCAAAAGGAGGGAAAGTTGTGTCCGGAGTTACAAAGGCAACTGATTATCTAATTACCAATGATAAAAACAGTGGATCTAGTAAAAATAAGAAAGCTTCTGAGTTGAATATTCCTATTATAAGTGAAGAAGAATACAAAAACAAATTAAATTAACTTTTACTATTGACAAATGCAAATAACGGTGATATAGTTGACTTATCAAAACGAATTAGATTAACTCAATCAGAAAGGCATGAACAATGATATGTTACTATTTAAAAGGGAAAAATGGAGAGTACATCGCAAGAGATCCAACAGGAAGAATCAAATTAGTATCTGATCTTGCTGATGCACTCTTGGTTCCTGAAATTGAAAAGAAAAAGATTAAGGCAATTCAAGCAAATAATATTCCAGACGTATTAAAAAAATTTGGACCATATGAAATTTGTGAAACCGATTATAATGGAGTTGAAGCAATTACGACAGATGATATAGTTGGTGAAATTATCGGTAGTATAAATGAATTTTCAAGTAAGATGAATGAAATTACTGATTATTCAAAAGAACTTAATTCTATTATTTCATATACTGATTTACAAATTTCAGACATTTTGCATTATATTGAATTTCATAAGTTTTCTGCGGCAGAAGGATATAAATTATGCAAAAAGTTGCAAGAGATTTGTGATAGACGAAGAGAAGCCAAAAATAAAATACAAATTATAAACACGATAAAACATCAATCGTGTGCAAGTGTTTTATCTGGAAATGCTACTAAAATAATAGAAAAAATTGTACCAGATAAAAAATATACTCCAAGAGTATTTGATGAATTGTTCAAAAAGAATCAGTCACGAATAAGAAAAGAAAAATCAGTGAAAATAAAAATTTAATTAAACAATAAGGAGATAAAAATATGTTTAAAGATTTTGTAAAGGCAATCCAGAAAAATTTACAGCAGATGTCTAAAGATTCTTCAAGATTATTCACAGTAAATGTGGATACCGAGGAGCTTTATAATTTATATCTGGATTCGTTTCCGGCAGGTACAAATGAAATTTACAGAGAAAGAAGAGAATATGACTGTAGTTGCTGTAGACATTTTATCAGAGACGTTGGTAACGTTGTATCTATTAAAAATGGTGAGTTACATACCATTTGGGGAATTAATCCAGTATCAGATGATAAATATAATGTAGTCGCAGCTGCGCTTGATGCCTATGTAAAACAGAAAGCGGTATTAGGGGTATTCCTCAAAAAAGAGAAACGAATTGGTACTCCTGAAAATAGAGAAATGCTCCCGACAGGAAAAATTAATAAATACGAGCATTTCTTCGTAGATCTGCCAGAAATTTGTATCTTTAAGGAATGTTATGGACATACACTTGAAGGTGATTTAAGTCAATTCAGAGATGTCCGTAATGTATTTAAACGTTCTCTTGATGAAATTAGTAAAGAAGCTGTAGATACTGTACTTGAACTGATTGCTCAAAATTCTTTATATAAAGGTGCCGAATGGAAAAAGCAACTTACTGAATTTAAGAATTATCAGAAAGAATATGGAAAGCTTACGGATGAACAGAAAGAACTTTGGATCTGGGAAAAGTCAATTGCTGCAGGTGCCGTTATCGGTAAGATTCGTAACCATAGTATTGGAACATTGCTGGTAAATATTTCCGAAGGAATGGATCTTGACCTTGCCGTTAGAAAATATGAGCAGATTGTAGCCCCTGTAAATTATAAACGTCCAAAGGCAATTTTTACAAAGAAGATGCTTGAAGATGCAAAGAAGACTATTACAGAACTTGGTTATATGGATTCATTACAGAGAAGATTTGCTACCTTGGATGATATCACAGTGAACAATATACTTTTCTCTAATAAAGACGCAGCAAAGAGAATTACCGGCGCTATGGATTTGTTTGATGAAATGGAACAGGATGTTGCAATTGATCCAAAACGATTCTCTAAGGTAGAGGAAATAAGTGCAGAAGATTTCATTAAGAATGTTTTGCCAGTGGCAAAGGAACTGGAAGTATACCTGGAGAATAAACATATTCAAAATATGGTATCTTTGATTGCTCCAGAAGTTGCTGATGCGAAAACAATGTTCAAATGGAACAATGGAATGTCTTGGGCGTATACCGGTAATATTACAGATTCAGATATCAAAGAAAATGTAAAAGCTGCTGGTGGTTCAGTCACAGGCATTGTAAGATTTTCTATTCAATGGAATGATGGAAACGGTAAGGATAATTCAGATCTTGATGCTCATTGCCTCGAACCACAAGGCGGAGATCATATTTATTTTAGTCATAAAATATCAAGATATACTGGTGGTGAATTAGATATTGATATTACCGATCCAATATATCAATGTAAATCAAATGGTGGAGTAGCAGTTGAAAACATCACATATCCATCAAAAGAAAGAATGAAACCTGGTACATATAAATTCTATGTTAATCAGTATTCATTCAGAAATTCTCAGGGATTTAAGGCTGAGGTAGAGGTAAATGGTGAAATTCATTCTTACGAATACAATACTCCAGTACGTGGTAATGTAGATGTTGCAGAAGTAATCCTTGATCAGTCAGGAAATTTCAAAGTAGTGGACAAACTTCCAGGAAATTGTGCAACAATCAGTAAAGATGTCTGGGGAATTAAAACTTTGCAGTTTACACCGGTATCAGTTGTATGTTACTCACCAAATTACTGGGATGAACAGAAGGGAATTGGTCATCAGCACTTATTCTTTATGCTGAAGGACTGCATCAATCCAGAAGAGCCGAATGGATATTATAATGAATTCTTGAAACCGGAACTTGAGCAGCACCGAAGAGTATTTGAAGCGCTTGGAGCAAAAGCACATGTAAAAGATGTTGATGATCAGCTTTCAGGAGTAGGATTTTCACTTACAAAGAGAAATGATCTAATTATTAAAGTAAAAGGCGCTACAGAGCGAGTATTAAAAATCAAATTCTAATACAATTTAATTAAACAAAGAAGGGAGAAAGTTATGAAATTTAAAGAAGCATTTGAAGAAATGAAATCTGGAATTCCAATAAAACTTCCGTCATGGGCGGGTTATTGGTGGTGGGATGAAGAATCCCAGACAATCCTTATGTACACAAAAGATGGCGGCTGTCTGGATATAAGAGAAACACAGAATGTGGAGTATACGCTTCAGAATATTCTTTCCGATGAGTGGGTTTATGCGGATAGTCGGAACTGCCCAATACTTGGTGGAGAAGCAACATTCTCATTCGGAGAAGCGATTAAGTACCTGAAAAGAGGATTTAAAGTGGCACGTAAAGGCTGGAACGGTAAGAAACAGTATATTCAGCTTGCGACTGGGATTTCTTATAAGACTGCTGATAATGAGATTGTAAATTGTGAGCATGACGCAATCGGAAATAAAGCCATCGCTTTTGTTGGAACATCTGGCGTACAGATGGGATGGCTTGCTACCCAGTCTGATATGCTCGCAGAAGACTGGATGTTTGTTAAATAAAATTATATGTATTGGAGGAATAAAAACATGGAACTTACAAATATTTTTGAGGCGGCAACAAGATATAAATACAGATTCCCGTTCAAAGGAATGATTTCAGTAGAGGATTTATGGGATCTGAAATTACAGGATTTGGATTCAGTATTTAAACTGCTGAATAAAGAGAAAAAGCAGAGTGATGAAGAAAGTCTGTTACAGGTTAAATCTGAAGCAGACCAGGAGCTGGAAAATAAAATTCAGATTGTGAAATTCATTGTACAGGTAAAACAGGCAGAAGCTGCAGAGAGACTTGCTGCGAAAGATAAGAAAGAGCGTAATCAGAAGATTATGAGAATCATTGAGAGAAAGCAGAACGAAGCTCTGGAAGGCAAGAGTCTTGAAGAACTGACAGCTATGTTAGAGGAGTAATATATGAGAATACTTGGAGATATTGCAGCATTTTTGTTTATGGCAATTGTGATATTAATTTTATTGCTAATTTTGTGTTTTATATGTGCTGCGGTATTAGCTGTAATTGTAGAAGCTATATACGAGGAAACCGGAAAATTAGAAGCTTTGTATAATATTTTACGCCATCTTCTTTAAGGAAAATAAAATTCAGATTGTAAAATATATTGTTAAGTTTAAGCAGGAAGAGATTGAAGAGCGTCTTCAGGCAAAAGACAAAAAAAATACAATCAGAAGCTGCTTGAACTGATCGAACGCAAACAGAATGAGGAGCTTGCCGGAAAGTCTATTGAGGAACTGCAGGCAATGCTTAAGGCATGATGTTGATTACAGAATTGTTAAATATTACATTACTTACTGTGTACTTTGTATTGGTATCAATGGGAATATTAGTCTTTATAGTGTTTCTTACAACCTTTATGTACGCAGTAGTAATGATAATATATAGATTCACTGGAAAGCTGGGAAAGCTTTACAGAATACTAGAAGAAATAGAAAGGAAATTTTAAATGAAGAACGGCTTATCAAATGAACAGGTCGAAGAGAGTCGAAAATTACATGGAAGTAACAAGCTTCCTGAACCTGAATTGAAAAAATGGTATCATTTTGCTAAGGAAGCATTAACTGAACCAATTACTATGATTCTAATAATAATTGCTTTATTCCAGTTAGTTTTAGGAGCTATGGGAGTAATGTCTCTTTCTGAACCTGTAATGATTATAGTAGTTTTAGCTATTGTTACTGAAATTGCTGTTAAGACAGGTCTAGGCATACAGAAATCTGCAGCAGAGTTAAGAGCAAAAACGGCAGTTAGATATTGTGATGTTGTCCGAAATGGAAGCGTACAGACAATTAATAAAGATGATCTGGTAGTAGGTGATTTAGTTCTATTGAGAACTGGACAAGAGATTTTCGCAGATGGTTTTATTGTTGAAGGAGAAATTTCTGTTAATAATGCCGCTATCAATGGAGAGACAAAAGAATGTAGAAAAATTCCTAGTGCTAATTATAAGCATGTTAAAACAACATCTACTGCTGCATATACGGATCAGTGTTCGCTCTTTGCAGGAACAGTTATTATGTCTGGTGAAGGAAAAATGATTGTTACAGATGTTGGTATTAATACAGTTAACGGTGATACCCTTGTCAAAATGCAGACTTTAGAGCCTCCTAAGACAGCTCTTGATATTGCTCTGGATCATTTGTGTGATTTTATTTCAAAATGGGGAACAATTGCGGCAGCATTAGCATTTGTAATTATGACAATTACAGGTATCTTAAATGCTGGAAGTTTAAGTCAGTATTTCTCAGGAAACATTCTTGAAAATATTCAGAAAGTAGCACAGAATACCTCAAATGCATTAACAATTATTGTTGCGGCTGTACCGGAAGGTCTGCCACTCATTGTAAAACTTGTAACTAAACAGAATGTATCGACAATGGAAAAATTCAATATTCTTGCGAAAAATACTGGTAAAATTCCTGAATTGGCATATGTTAATTTAATTTGTACGGATAAGACAGGAACTCTCACAACAGGTGAAATGACTTCTACAGTTATGATTAACGGTAACTGTCAGGATATTTTTAATAAGGAAAGTTCGCTCAACGAGCTAATTGATTTAAACATTTGCATGAATAATAGTGCAGTGTTCGATTCTAATGGGAATATCACTGGTGGCAATTCAATTGATCGAGCAGTACTTGATATGCTTTCTCCTGAAGACGCAAAAAAAATACAGAATAAAGCTATTATGAAGAAACGTGTTCCATTTAGTAGCGAGAATAAATTTTCTGCAGTAACTTTAAACAATGGAGCAAATGATTTTACTGTTTATAAAGGTGCACCAGAGAAATTAATTGAGAAGTGTAAATTTTATCTTGATAATGATGGCATTGTAACTGAGCTGACAGAAGAAAAAAGAAAAGCTTTAAAGAGTCATATTAAGGGATTAACAGAGAAGGCAATGAGATGTATTGCATTGACTATCTCAGATAAAACTGATGATGGTCTACCCGATGAAATGAATCTCCTTGGAGTCATTGGAGTTGTTGACCCGGTTAGGAATGAAGTTCCAGAAGCAGTAAAAATTGCTCATAAAGCTGGAATCCAGGTAATTGAAATTACTGGTGACTGTATGGAGACTGCTAAGGCTGTTGCTATGGAAGCTGGCATTTATAAGCCTGGAGACTTAGCAGTTACCAATGATGAGTTTGAGGCAATGTCAGATGTAAAAGTAAAAGAAATTATTCCACAGTTAAGAGTAATTTCCAGATGCTCACCGAATACGAAGCTTCGACTTGTAACATTAGCACAAGAAATTGGAATGTCTGTGGCAATGACCGGAGACGGTGTGAACGATGCTCCTGCACTAAAGAAAGCAGATGTAGGCTTTGGAATGCAGGATGGGTCTGATGTGGCAAAAGAAGCAGCAGATATTGTTTTGACAGACAATAATTTTGCAAGTGTGGTAAAGGCAGTCGAACTTGGTAGAACATTTATGCATAACATTATGATGTTCCTTGAATTCCAGCTGCCTATCAATATTTCGTTGTTGATCTTAAGTATGGTATTTCCAATTATTTCTGGTGGCTCTGCTCTATTAGCAGCAGTTCAGATCCTTATTGTAAATATCATCATGGATTCACTTAACTCATTAAGCTTTGGCGGAGAACCACCAAAAGAAGAATATATGAATGAAGAGCCTATCATGAAAGGATCCGGATTATTTATCCGTGGAGCGAAAGGGAGAATTGCATTAAGTTCAATTGTATTTATTGCTTTATTTGGTGTAATTACATTTGGTCCAGTTGGAAATATGTTTGCAACAAAACTTTCGGCTATGACAGCGAGATTCGCTTTATTGTGTTTAATGGCAGTATTTAATGGATTCACTATTAGAACAGATAGTATGAATCTTTTCAAAGGAATTAAAAATAACAAATTATTTGTGTATATCGCATTGGGTATTTTTGCAATGGCTGTAGTTTTGTGTAACTTTGTAGGAAATCTAGTACAGACAACTCCAATGGATGCTAAACAGTGGATTGTAGTCTTAGTGACAGCATTTATGGTTGTGCCTGTAGATTGGATTAGAAAAGCAATTTGTAAGAAAGGAAGTAACTAAAATGGGATTTTTGGGAAAACTATTCGGAAAAAAAGATGAGGAAGCAGCAGTAGAGTTATCTTCTGCTGTAACTCAGCAACCTGTATATGAAGAAAAGTTACAGACAATTGATATGTCTAAGCACAATGAAAATCTTGGCAAAGTACTTATTGATATGTCTAAGGGAAGCAAGATTGATATGACAAAACATACGGCTAGAGTAGCTCTTGCAATGGATTATTCAGGAAGTATGGATTGGCTGTATGATAATGGATCTGTACAGGAAACCATTTCTCGTTTGTTGCCTATTGCTCTAAGATTTGACGATAATGGAGAACTTGAGAGTTGGCTGTTCTCAAATGGAGCAGAGCGCTTAAAAGCTGCTAACGCTGATAATTATAGTAGTTATGTTAAAAATGTTATGAAAAAAGCTCATATGTATATGGGTGGTACTAATTATGCTCCTGTATTGAAAGAAATGGTTACATATTATAAAGATATTGAGCCAAGTGAGATTCCAGCATTTATCATCTTTATTACAGATGGTGAGAACAGTGATACTTTTGCCACCAATGCAGTTATTAAAGAGCTTTCAGAGTACAACATCTTCGTGCAGTTCATAGGAATTGGAGATGAAGATTTTGACTATTTAAAATCTCTTGATGGTATGGAAGGCAGAAAACATGACAATACTGGTTTTACAGCAGTAAAAGATATGAACAAAATGACTGATGAGCAGCTGTATACAGAGATTCTTCGTCAGTATAAAGATTGGCTCAATAAAAAATAAGTCTATACTGTAAATAATAAATTATATATAAATAACGTAAATTAAAGGAGATTAAGATTATGGCAACAATTAATATGAGCAAAAAACAGAAAATCAGTATGACAAAGGAAGATGGATCTGCAGTAAAGAATTTTTTTATTGGTGTGAACTGGGAGCAAAATAGATATGCCGGAGAAGCCGATATTGATTTTGACATCAATGGAATGCTTACTAATGGAGATCGGAAGGTGACATATCCGGGAGATTTGGTAAATTATAATACATATGGAGATGGATCTGCTTATCCGTGGATTGATTATTCCGGAGATAATCTCACTGGAAATGATTCTCAGGGCATGATGTTTAATGGAAAACATTACGATGAATATTTTATTGTCCACGCAGATCAGTTTCCGGAGAATAAAACAGACTTTACCATTTGTCTTACTATTTTTAGAGCGGTACAGCGCCTTCAGAATTTTGGTATGGTAAGTAATGCAACTATAATGATCTGTGATTATGATAATCCAGACGGAGATAAGTACGAATATAATCTGTCTGAGAATGAGAATTTTGAAAATCTGAACGCCGTAGAGATGGGAAGGCTTTATAAATACGGAGATGGATTTAAATTCCAGGCACTTGGATCAGGATATACCGGAGGAATGACAGAATTGTTTAAGAATTTCGGTCTTGACATTGATGAGGGAAGGGATTAATCATGAAAATTACATTTGGAGCAGTATTATTAATTGCTATTATTATTGCAGCGTTTTTCTTTTTCAGAAGTAAAACAGGGAAACGAGTAAAAACAAGAGCAACGGGTACAGCAACGGAGGCTATCATTAAAGATGCCTCCACCCCGGAAGGGGCAAAAGCTTATTATAACGAAGCTATTGATGCTAAAAAGGATCAGTATAATAAGGCAAATCAGATCTATACACAGATGCTTGGCAAGATCACTTCTTATGAGGAGCAGCTTCGAGCATTACAAAAAGAAAATATGCAGCTTAATTTAAACATTAACGCTTGTATCGATAAAGGCGATGATGAAGGGGCTAAAGTATATTTGAAGAAACAGCAGGATGCAGAAGATAAGATTGCTGTTTTAAAAGATACACTTAAAGAACTTAGATCTAATGCAACCGCTCAAAAGGAAATGCTTGACAGTGCGCTTCAGGCGGTAAATGATCTTAAGTCTGAAAAGGATAAGGCAATTCTTACTCTTGAAACGGCGCAGGTTACAAAATCCTTACAGGTTACTCCTGGCGCTTCAGACAAGGAAGAAGACAAAATGCTTGAAGTTGTTCGTGAAGGTATCAAAAAGCAAAAAGAAGCTGCAGACGGTACAAAGGCTGCATTTGATGCATCTGCAGATGTACAGCAGAAGCGCCTTGATAAGAAGATGAAAGACGAGGCCATTGATAAGAAACTGCAGGAGTTAAAAGCAAGGAAAGGAAAATAAAATGGTCGCATTAAATATGGGAACATTTGTTGTATGCCTCGCGCTTGCCTTTCTGGCAGGTATTCTGGTTACAAAAATTAAATTAAAGAAATAAAGGAGAAAAATTATGGGATTTACATTATTTGGAGAAAAATATAAATATGAAGTAGACAGTATTAATATTGGGATTTTTTGTCCAGATGGGACATTATTAATAGTTTTAAAACTTAAAGATGGTACATATAAATCAATTGATGTTAATCTTGGAGCAGAAAAATATAAGTCATTATGCAAAGAGAATGACATTACAAACAATGTGCCGGTTCTTGTTACACAAGAACATGTTAATAAATTAGATAAAGAAATAAAACCTAAATATGAATGGGGAAAATGGAAACTTGATTATTTTCGTTTTACAGATCCGTTCTGTTATGGAAGGAACGTATTATTGGATTGTATTGTTAGAACAAATGGAAAGAGAGTGCAGGTTAAATACAAGGGAATAAAAGCCAGTGCGTCTTGTAATATAGAAGCAGGGGATGAATTTAGTTATGAGTTTGGGAAAAACCTTGCTAAACGTAGGTTGATTGCAAAATTAATTGAGATATATGCAAATGATATAAGTGGTCAAAAGCACGATATCAAATTCAAAGAAAACAAATTAAATTAACTTTATGTATTGACAAACGAAACTTGATATGCTATACTAAATACATAGTCAAGGATGACAACAGCACAGAGGAGTGAAAGCTCCCTGTGCTAAATAAAAAGAAGAAAGAAATTTAATTATACAAACAATGAATGTAGCGGTATGATGAAATTGGCTAGACATAATAGACTTTGACTCTATTGAGCAGTAGCTCGTGTGGGTTCGAATCCCACTACCGCCGTTTGGCAAGTATTTTATACAAATATACTCCAGCCGAATTGCAGAGAAATATAATTTAATTATACAAAAAGGAGATAAAAATGAGTAAAATTATTAGTACAGGTTCCACTTTTAGAATCTACGGAGATGATCTTGTAACACATAATCAACTTCCGGCACAAATTTATTCTATCAGATGTTCACAGATGACAGGATTTTATTTAGAGAAACATGCTGATATTGAGATCAATGAAGATAAAATATACGGTGTGCACATGGAAAAAGTAAATAAAGTATTAAATGCTTTTCCAAATTTCAATAAAAATCTTGGCGTGATCTTATCTGGAGCCAAAGGAATTGGCAAATCTTTATTTTCTAAGATTCTTGCTGTAGAAGCTGTAAAAAAAGGATTACCAGTAATTATTGTTGATACATATATCCCTGGAATTGCTAATTTTATTGAAGAAATTGAACAGGAAGTATTAGTAATGTTTGATGAGTTTGATAAAACATTTGGTAATATTAAAGCTGCTGATGGTATGGCTAATCCACAAACAGAGCTGCTTACATTATTTGATGGATTAGCTCAAGGGAAAAAGTTATATGTTATTACTTGTAATAATCTTAATACTCTGAGTGATTATTTGGTAAATAGACCTGGAAGATTTCATTATCATTTTAGATTTGATTATCCGACAGATTCTGAAATCACAGAATATATGAGAGACAAGTTACATAAAGAGTATTATGGAGAAATTAGTAAGGTAATTGCATTTTCTAAAAGAGTCAGCTTAAATTATGATTGTTTAAGAGCTATCGCATTTGAGCTTAATACAGGATTACAATTTCAAGAGGCAATTAAAGATATGAATATCCTTCATATAAATAATACCGTTTATATAGCTACTTTGTATACTAAAGATGGAAAAAAGGATACAGAAGAAAAGAGCCTTGATTTATTTGATAAGACTGCTAATCATAGTTTATATTTTACGATAGATGGAAAATGGTTCTATACAAAATTTTCTGGTGTTGATGTAAGATATGATTTTGATAGACACATTGATTTTGTTGATGGAAAAGATGTTGAAATTATTCCGGATGAAGACTATGCGGATCTTACAAAAGAAGAAAAGAAAAAATACGAAAATATTAAAATTGATCGTATCGTTTTTGCAAGAAAAGAAGAAAAGGGACTTCATTATAATCTTTCTGTATAAAAATTTAATTAAACATTCCGATGAATAAAAACTTTAGATGTGTGGAAGTTCGGTTATAAGCATGTGGCTTTCATTTTACTTTTTACCTCTTATAACTCGTTTGAAGCAGGTCTTACGAGTATAAATAAACTGTATAAGGGTAAGCCGGTAGTAACCTTATACAACAAGCGGATATGACGGAACTGGCAGACGTAGAAGGCTCAAACCCTTCGGAGAAATCGTGTGGGTTCGAATCCCACTATCCGTATTCGGACTATTCTTACGGATTTACTTGATGGCCTAAATAGTAATGAGGAGAAACAAGTCCGGGAGGTTGACCTTTATATTATATAGCGTCTATAGGACATTAAAGAAGATTGAAAAGTTGGTGGAATACTGGAACCCAGTGATGAGGAAGCTGCGAATGTGTTGGTTGTATGGTTTGGACGCATTGAAAGGAAACATTTATATAGATGTGCTTTGTGCTAATGAGGTTGTGAGTGGGCGTTGGAGGATGATCTGGTAGCAGATGTGTAATTAGTTATGAAGCAAAAAAGTAATTGAGTCAGCGAGGTAGAGGTGAGTGATGGGGCAACGGAATGGTGACGACTGTTCGTGTAGCTGATGCGATTGCATAGATAAGTTTTTTACAGATATTGTTACATTTCTATATTGTGGGTGTAATTATAACGCCCACTACAAAGGAAACTTAGCTCAGTTGGTTAGAGCAACCGGCTCATAACCGGTCGGTCCTGGGTTCGAGTCCCAGAGTTTCCATTAAAAGAAAAATGAAGGGAGAGATATAAAATTCTTATAAATAATCCCGTAAAAATAATAATTTAAAATAAAGGAGATTAAATTATGGCTATCATTGGTGCAATTTTAGGAGATATTGCAGGTTCACAATATGAATTTGGTAGACCGATTAATTTAGATTGGAAAAATTGCAAATTGTTTACTGATAGATGTTATTTCACAGATGATACAGTAATGACACTCGCTGCTAAATTAGCAATTCTTAATAATAAATCTTTCACAGAATCATATAGAGAATGGGGAAGAAAATATCCAAATGCAGGATATGGAAACAATTTTGAAACGTGGTTAAGATACGATGATAAAACTGCATACGGAAGTTTTGGTAATGGATCTGCAATGAGATGTTCTTATATTGGAGAACATTTTAACACAGAGAAAGAAGTTATTGAATGGGCTACTAAGTCTGCTGAGTGTACGCATAATCATCCAGAAGGAATTAAAGGGGCGGTTGTAACAGCAATGTGTATTTATATGGCAAGAACAGGAGTTACTAAAGAGGAAATCTATGAATATGCGAAGAAGAATTATCCAAAAGACGATTATCAATATAGTGTTGAATATAAAATTGAAGACTATAGAAAGATATATCAGTGGAATGAAACTTGTCAAGGAAGTGTACCTGTTGCAATTAGATGTTTTTTAGAGAGTGGTGATTATGAAAGTTTCTTGCGAAACGTGTTCTCATTAAAGTGTGATATGGATACGTTATGTGCTATAGGTGGTGGAATTGCGGAAGAATTTTATCACGGAACTGGATTAAACAATGATTACTTACTTGGACATTACCTGAATAGACAATTGTACAGGATTGTAGAAATGTGAGGTTAGATATGAAATCTTATATAGGATCATTATTGATAGGAATACTATTATCATTAATTTTTACAATTGGTATGTCTTTTTCAAGACTCGATATTCTTGATGATAGAAAGAGACTTGTTTTGGCTATCGGTGATTTTATTATTATGTGTATATTATTTTCGTTGTTTATTACGGGAATGTTTTTAATAGGATAATAAGTGATTTGATAGAATGTGAGATTCGAGAGGTGACAAAATGAAAGTTAAGAAACTATTAATTGGATTGCTTGTATCAGGATTGGCACTTTCGTTTATTGGATGTGGTGACAAAGTTATAAATGATAAAGATGAAAAAGTTCAGTCATTCGGTCAATTTATTGGAATTAAGAAAACAAGAATCGAACTATATGGTGTGCATATACTCAGTCAATATTTTGTATATGATAAAACCACTAAAATTGTATATGTAGTACAAAGTCCAGACCGTTATAGTGGCATTACACCATATTACGTATTAGATGAAAATGGCAAACCTGAAATTGCAGTTTATGGAGAAAATTATAATGGATAAAGAGAAAGAATAAGTACACATAATCCTGTTGTGACTGCAGTACGACAGGTCATGCATGTAAAAAAAAAGATGACATATAGTCTAACGGAAAGAACGTGGCTTTTAAGCTGAAATATTGGTTCGAATCCAATTGTGTCATATTTGTAATGATGTCGCGCGGATCATTACAGAAGAAAATAGTAACTACTGAAATGTATATTTAAGGAGGCAGTAAACATGACCAAGTATGATTTATGTACGGGTGATATTGTTCTTTCTACAAAGGGAAGCTACGGTATTGTGCTAATCGGAACTAATGGAGATGATCAAATCAAATGGTACAGTAATAATAAAGGACAGGTTATTAACAGATTTAGATCCTTTTCTATGCTTAATGAGGATCTTACGTTCAAATATGATTTAGGTAATCGTATTATTAAGGTATGGAGAACGAAAGACAAACATTATCTTGGTGATAAAGCAATTACAAAATATCATGCAGCAGAAAATCATGGATTTGAATGTATCTATGAAGAGCTAATAAAGGAAGTAACTATGGCTGAAGTAGAAGAAAAGTTCGGCTGTAAAGTGAAAATTGTTAAGGAATAAAATTTAATTATACAGGCACGTATAAATGAGAAATAGGAAATAATATTTGAAGCACTATCTTAAAAGATCAGTGCATAGATGTCAGTGTGACAATAAACTGCAAAGTTATTCCACTTCGGAAAGCGAGGTGAAATAATGGAGCAGAAGAAATTTATGGATATTCAACGTCTGAAAGAAGGATATGCAGATGGATTTGTACCTGGTGACTTAATTGTTATTCAGGAAAAATTTGATGGATCTAATGCAGCAGCTAGATATGATGCAGAGACTGGCAAAATGGTAGCTTTTTCCAGCAGACATACGTTGGATCAGAACAATACATTAAATGGTTTTTATAATTATGTGCAGGAGTTAAATCCTGAAGATTATAAAGACGTTCCGGACTATGTAATATTTGGAGAATGGTCTGGAGCAAGAAATGCGATTATTTATTATCCAGAAAATACTAAGAAATGGTACGTATTTGATATTTATGATGTAAGGGAAGAAAAATATCTTCCTCAGTCAGAAGTAAAGGCATTTGCAAAAACGCATGGACTTACATATATCAATACATTTTATGTTGGACCGTTTGTCAGTTGGGAACATGTACAAAGTTTTATGGATCATCCGGGATATGGAGAAATTCAAGAAGGTATTGTTATAAAGAACCAAACAAGATTAAACAATCCGAATAGCAGATTACCATTTGTAGTGAAAATCGTTGGAGATAAATTTCATGAAGTTGCAAAAATGAATCATGTTAAAAAGATTCAGGATCCGCAAAAGTTGCAAGAACGAACAGAAGCACAGGAACTTGTAAAATCTGTCGTGACGCGGCGTAGAGTTGAAAAAGAATTATATAAAATGCGTGATGAAGGAATCATCCCAACAGAGTGGTGTGAACAGGATATGAAAACTGTTGCAAGGAATCTTCCAAACAGAATTTATACAGATTGTGTAAAAGAAGAACCGGAAGTAGTTCGAGCAGCAGGACAATATTTTGGAAAATTCTGTTCCGTTATTTCGATGAATTACGCACGAGAGATTATTCTCGGTCCGACTGGAGCAAAGTAAGGCGAAAGGAGGACACGAATGGTGGCAACAGCATTTAGTAGATTATGTACTTCTTGTAAAAAAAGATTTGCATACAAACAAACAGACGCCATCTTTGATGAGAATGGATATGGATATTCAACCAAGCTTGTGAAATGCAAACATTGTGGGCGATTAAATGTGATTCGATATTTTGAAGATGACTCGATGAAATTAAACAATGATAGAAAATATTATGATTATGACATGGTATAGAATAGGAGAATAATAAATAATGGCAAAACAGAAAGAAAAAAAACCGTTAGATAAAAAAGGCTGGGTTCAGACATTTGAATTGATTGGAAAGGCATGTATTAAAGATTACACATTCAAAATTGATGAGCATTCTAAGAAAAGTGACTGGATTTACAATTCTATTAACCTGAATGTTGACTGCGGTGATAAATACGGAAAAGTTGGCTGCGAATTAATGGGTGGTTATGGAGCTGGCAGAAACAATGTTATTTATGTTCATGGCAAAGATGAGAATGGTGGAGATGATTTTGATAACAGATACCAGATTGATTTTGATGATCGATTTGACGAGGATATTCTAAAAGATATCGGAGATCTTTGCTTTATCAAAATTGGCATTGAGAAGGATACAAAAGGTGAAGTTGTTATCAATAAATTCTTACATGCATATGATGCAATTAAATATCTGTCTGAAGCATTGCAGGATGGTATGGAGATTAAGGTAAGAGGGCAGTTAAAATATACTGTATATGACAAACATATACAAGTAAGAAAAGAAATTAACAGTATTTATCTTCCAAGAGAGAAAGAATTGAATACTTATGAAGCAGCATTTACTCAGTCGATGCTTCTTGACAAGTATTCAATTGGAAAAGCAGATAAAGATAAATGTGCATTCCCGATAACGGCATACATTCTGGAGAAATTCAAAGAATATAATGGTAATGACTTGACTGAAGGTGGCGCTGTAAAAGGCGGAAAGTTTGTACCTTTGAGAAAGACATTTGAATATGTTTATGATCCGGAAGATGAAAAATCTATTGAGCGCGCAGGAAAACTTTTCAAAGTTAAGAAAAACGTGACATTGATTACTTGTCAAGGAGTATTTGTTGAAGGCGGTGCAGTGATCCAGACAACTGAAGACGATTTACCAGACGATATTAAAGAACTGGTAGAAATGGGAGCTTATAGTTTGGAAGAAGCATTAGCACTTTGTACAGAAAATGCTAGTAAAGAACGCAGGATGTTACTTACTAGACCAGTTATTAAGTTAGTTGGAGAAGACGGATCTAAGATTCCACAGATTCAGAAATTCGATTCTATGTATTCAGAAGATGATCTTGTATTAGATTATCTGATTGAAGCAGATGATGACGAAGAAGTGGATGAAGTAGAAGACGATTCAGAAACCGATACAACGGAGCAGGATGAAGAAATTGATTATGATTCAATGTTAGATTCGCTGCTTGATGATTAACTATAATAATTAAATTATACAAAGTACAGAAAGGAAACAAATACTATGGGATACGGAAAAAAGAATACAATTAAAATTGATCCTTTATCATATAATATTGGACTTATTGGGGAAAGTGGTATCGGAAAAACAACAATTATTAAAGAGATGTGCGAGAAACTTGTAGGTGAAGATGGATATCGTTTTCTTGAGTGTGGTAAAGAAGATGGTGCCGACGGTATTAATGGAATCAACTATTTGAATTGTCCGGAATGGTCAATGGATTATGATGAAGAAACAAATAGTATTGGATTTGAAGATTTTGTGGATGATGTCGTTGAGAATAAATCCACAGAATATCCTGATTTGAAAACAGTTGTTATTGATACATATGATCAGCTTGTAGAAATTGCAAAGCCAGAAGTTATTCGTATGCATAATGCGGAGAATCCTGAGAAACCGGTAAAATCTATCAAAGCAGCTTTTGGTGGTTATATGGCCGGAGAGGATAAGGCAACAGAAATTGTTCTGAATAAGTTATGGGAACTGAAATCGGTTGGTGTTCATTTCATTATTATTGGACACGTTAAGCAGCGTACACAAGACGATGTAACAACAGGACAGACATATACTTCTCTAACAACTAATATGTCAATGAGAGATTTTAATGCAATTAAAACAAAATTACATTTTCTTGGTGTTGCTTCTATTGATAGAGAAATCGTGCAGGAAAAGACTGGCAAGACTAAAAAGGAAGGTAAAAAAGATGTAGATATTATGAAAGGTGTAATTACAAGCGAAAGCCGTAAAATTACATTCCGTGATGATTCTTATTCTATCGATTCTAAATCAAGATTTGCTGACATTGTTCCGGAAATTGAATTTAGTTCAGATGCATTAATCAAGGCTCTTACAGATGCTATCAAAGCCGAAGCATCTAAAGGGAGTAAATCTGTTGATGAATTAAAGAAAGAACAGGATTCAGCTGCAGAAAAAAGAGCTGAAAAGATTGCAGAAGCTGAGGCAGAAGCTAAAATACAGAAAGAACTTAGTGAAATCACAGAAAAGATTAAGGCGTTCTGTATTGCTAATAAAGGTAAAACAGCAAAATTAAAACCACTTGTAGCTGCAGCTAAAGAAATGGGTTATGACAATCCGATGAAAGTAACAAATATTGATGACGCAAAAAAGATTCTTGAACTTACTGTTGCGTAAATAAATATTGATCCCAGGGCTTCTGCCTTGGGATTTCTAAGGAGAATAACATTGAGTAAGGAAAATAAAAAGGACACAACTGGTTGGAAAAATGAAGACTTCTTACAAATGTGTGATTGGGTTGAAAGAGAATTGATGGGGTATTCTGGGACGCAGCGTTTGCATAAGAACGCATGTCTAAGATTGCAGGGGCTAAGAAAAGGACAAAGTATGGCGAATAATTCTCATGAAATGTATGGAGAATATCCTATTGATGTTATTTTTAATACTTTTAAAGCGAACAAATATGTCATTTTAAAAGCAATAAAAGGAAAAACATTTAACAGCGAAGATCAGAAAGTGGCTTACATTTGTGCTATTGTAAGCAACCGAATTAATGATATGTACACCAGAATGAAAAATGCAAAGAAAAGCGAAGAGAAGTCTGAAAAGATTGATATAGGAGCGCAAAATAGTGAAGCCGCTAAATATCAACGTCAGACGGAAGAGGTCATAAATTCTACATTCGAGGGGATTTGGTAATTGACATCTATCACTACTAAGACGAAGGATCGCAGTAGTGCGAAAACAATGTCTCCTTTTGAAAAGGAATGTATTGAGACTATTAAAAAGGTAAATGAATATAAGTTAATTGCAGAAGCAAATGCAGTGTCTTCTATTTACAAGAACCCGGATTTAGTCAGAGACACTTCTTTGAAACTGGAAGATATAACAAATAATGCTTGGAGAGTATATTTTTCAATTGCGAACGATATCATCAATGTAGAACAAAAAAATACATTAGATGAAATTACAATAAATATGTATCTGTCAAAACATGACAAATTAAGTAAAAGATATGATGAATATGGCGGATATGGAAAGATTGAAAGTTCATTTACATATATCGAAGAATCTAATTTTGATTCTTATGTGAATGAAGTAAAAAAGTGGAACGCTGTAATGAAATTAGCCCGAATGGGCTTTCCTGTAAAAGAAAAGTTAAGTAAATATGTCGATGCTAAAGCTGAAGATATATATAACGAACTTGAGGCACTTTTGAATCACACATTTATTAATGTGGAATCTGAAGTTAAAACTTATAATGCCTGCGACGGATTATTTGATTTGATTGATAAATTAAATGCTGGGAGTCAGGTAGGAATGCCACTTAAACATTGTGATATTTTGAACAGAGAAATTGGCGGCATTAATTTTAATGGAAACATTTATGGTCTAGGTGCCAATTCAGGTGTTGGAAAATCAACAACAGCAATCAACTACTTAATGCCTTCAGTGTTAGAACATAATGAAAAAATGGTCATTATGATTAATGAAGAAGATCAGGACAAAGTAAAGAAAGAGTTACTTATCTGGGTTGCAAATAATTTATATAGTGCTGGACTACATAAATATATTTTGCGCGACGGCCATTTTAGTAAAGATGTTTTAGATAAGCTTCGTAAAGCAGCAAAATATCTTGAAGAGTTAAAAGAACGCAGAAATATTACAATCGTTCCCTTTGAAAAATATACTGTCAAAGCAGCAATCAAAGTAATAAAAAAATACTCTAGTATGGGAGTAAGGCTGTTTGTTCTGGATACATTAAAAGAGTCATCTGATTCAAGAGACACAGAAACATGGAAATCTATGGAACGAGATATGGTTGATCTTTACGATGTTGTGAAACCAGCTGCTAAAAACGTGGCATTATTTGTTACATATCAGTTAGGGAAAGCTTCAGTAAAGATGAGGTATCTTACAAATAATGAAATTGGACAAGCAAAGAATATATTGGATGTATTTAGTGTGAATTTAATGATGCGTAAACCATTTGAAGATGAATTTCCTGGTGGTTCACATGAGATTAAAGCTTATAAGTTGGCGGGGAAAAATAATTCCTCAAAGATTCCGTATCATCTGGATCCGGATAAACATTATATGATCACATTTATTACTAAAAATAGATTTGGGGCTACAGACCAATTCCAGATAATCTCAGAGTATGATCTGAGTACAAATATGCACAAAGATGTTGCTATTTGTAATATAGCACAAGATTTTTAAGCGGAAAGTAAATATGATTGCATTAGAGATTAAGGAATACATTCAAAAAAATGGAAAAATCCCTTATGTTTTAGAAAGCATTGGGTGTAGCAATATAGTATATCATGATAACAAGGATTATTATAGCTGCTCTAATGCGGTGGGTGGTGACTGTAACAATCCGGCCGCCATCAATATAAGAAATAATAAATATCTGAATTATCGAAATTATACCAGAGGAGTTGAATATGACGATGGTGAGGATTTAATTTCTTTAGTTCAGTATAATAAAAATATTGACTTTGCAAATGCAATGAAATATCTTCATAAACTTTTAGGATTGAAAAATTTATACAAAGGAAAAGAGGAGAAGAAAAAGCCGGATGATTCCTGGTTCGTGTTCTCAAGATTTGTGGTTAAGCGTAGGAAATGTATCGTAAATGACTTTGATCCTATGAGTGAAGATATTTTAAATGATTTTGTCCCATATATTCATATTGATTTATTTCGCGAAGGGATTGTAAAACGAACAATTAAAAAATTTGGACTTGGATATTCGTATAGATGGAGAAGAACAATATTTCCAATTAGATATTGGCTAGATGGAACGCTGATGGGATATAATGCCAGAAGTTCCATCGAAAATTGTTCTGAATTTGGAATATCAAAGTACTTTATAACACCTGGGATGCGAAAAGAAATTAATATATATGGATTGTGGGAAAATTATAAAGATATTCAGAAAGCAGGATATATTGTTATATTCGAAGCCGAGAAATCTGTTCTTAAAAGAGATAGCAGAATGGATCCAACCGGCGGTGCAATTGAAGGCCATGTACTTTCAGATGAGCAGGTGCGAATTATACTTGGCATTGGAGTAGAAGAAGTTATTATCGCGATGGATAATGATGTTCCAATAGAAGAGGTCTGGAATATGTGTGAGAAGTTTTACGGATTACGTAAAGTCAGCTACATTCGTGATAAATGGAAACTGCTTGGCCCAAAGGACTCACCTGCAGATGCGCCAAATAAAATATACAATTTTCTGTTTAAATGGAGAATTCCTTATGATGAAAGTAAACACAGAGAATATTTAAAGAGTTTGAAAAAATAGTTGAGATTAAGCTATGAAGAACTGCAGAAGATGTGCGAGGCACTTGGAGTCGATAGACTCAATTCATGGAGCCGTGTAAACTGCGTACACAATGGTCTCTATGAGTATTTTTTGAAGTATGTATTACATAAAAAAGAGGATCGTGATGATTCTATTTATAAAGTAACTGGCGGTATTAGTCATGATATTATAGAGCGATTTTATACTGAAGAATTAGCTTATGAAAAAATGGCTGAAGAGTTTGACGAAGGATGGATGATAGCATTTGATATTGCTGATCTAAAATTTGTTCGTGGAGATGGTGCCAGAAACAATAGTATTGCAACTAAGTATTATTATGATTTGAAAAATTTCTTTGAGACACACGAGAAGATTACTGATCATATTGATATTGAAAAGTTTGTAACCGTAAAGGTTGGTGATGAATATTACCAGGGGTATATTGACGCTCTGGTGACAGATGAAAATGGTAATTATACTATATTAGATTGGAAGACAAGCAGCATATATAAAGGAGATAAAGCGAAAAATGAATGTGGGCAGTTGGTAATGTACTCTCTGGCTTTACATCAGATGGGAATTCCGTTTGAAAAAATCAAAATTGCATGGAACTTCCTTAAATATCAGTGTGTAACTGTTCAATCTAAAAAAGGTGTAAAGAAAGTAAGAGAAATCGAACGCTTTGAGCTTGGGGAGAAGCTACAGGCAAATGCAAAGATGTGGTTAAAAGAATTTGGATATGAAGAAAACATGCTGGAGTATCTGGATAAATTAGCTCAAACAAATGATATTACCTGTCTTCCACAGGAAGTACAGGAGAAATATGAATTGCATGATTGTTATGTATATGTTGACTTGACTCCGGAGCTGATTAAGTATTGGGAAAATTTTATTATCAATACTATGAAAATGATTCGTGAGAAAGAAGCTACATATGCGGAACTAAAGGCAGCAGGAAAATATGATGAAGCAGATAAACTTTGGTGGGAAGATGAAGAGAGTCTAAAAAAGCAAAGTTATTATCTTACGAATTTGTGTGGTTATTCCACTAAACTTTATAAACCGTTAAAAGCTTATCTTGATGCTCAAGATGCAAAGAAAAATGGAGATATTCTAGGTACGAAAAAGAATCAGGATGAAGAATACGACATTGACAATTTAGATTGGCTTAACGATTTATAAGGAGATAAAATGGGACAGTATACTATTTATCATTGCCACTCAAACCGTTCTCTTCTTGATAGTTGTACTGGTTATAAAGAATATGCAGACCGTGTATCGGAGCTAGGGTATAAAGCCTTAGCTCTGACGGAACATGGTAATGCCTACAATTGGGTTGAAAAAAAGATGTATATCAATTCAAAAGGATTGAAATACATACACGGAGTTGAGTGTTATTTAACAGCTTCACTAGAAGAGAAGGTGAGGGACAATTATCATACAATTCTTTTGGCTAAAAACTATGAAGGTGTAAAAGAAATCAATCTTTTGATTGATAAATCTACACAACCGGATCATAGATATTATAAACCACGTATTACATTTGAAGAATTTTTTAATATTTCAGATAATGTAATCAAGATTTCTGCTTGTTTGGCATCACCTTTGAATAAATACCCAAAGGATATCCAAAAGCAAATAGCGGAAAAGTCTGCAGCATTAAAGCAGGAACTGGCAAATAAAGTAGCTGAATTTGAAAAGCAAAAGAGTGATCAAAAAGCCATGACAAAATGGTTTAAACAGTTTGATGACTTTGAAGAAGAGGAGTTACCGTGGGTAATAAACGGATGTATTCCAGGGGATTCATATTTGCATTATATCGAAGCTCAAATTGATAAGTTGAAGCAATATTATGATAATCTGCTTGAAGAAGTTCAGCTTATGAATGTGACAGCGAGAGAGACTTTTTATAAGTTACTGGAAACATATGATTACTATGAAATTCAGCCGCATGATTTTCCAGAGCAGAAACGATATAACGAATTTTTATATGCTGCATCAAAACAAACAGGGAAACCTTTAATCGCCGGAACAGATACACATAGCATTGATTATTATAAAGCTGAATGCAGAAGCATTTTACAGAAAGCAAAACGTATCGAATATGCTGATGAAGATAAATTTGATCTGACATTAAAGACTTACGAAGAGTTGGTTGAAATGTTCCGCATTCAGAATTGCGATATTCCATTTGATGTGATTCTGCAGGCAATAGAGAATACAAATGTGATGGCTGATTCTGTTACTGATTTCGAACTTGATACTTCTGTAAAATATCCAAAATTGTACGACAATGAAGAGGAAGTATTAAAGAAAAGAATTTTTGATAAATTGCATGAGAAAATTGATGCAGGAATTATCAAAAAGGAAAAAATTCCAGAATACGTGAAGCGTATCAAAGAGGAAATGCGTGTATTTAAAAAGATTAATATGATTGGATTTATGCTCTTTATGTCCGAACTGGTATGTTGGTGTTGGGAAAATGGTATACCAGTTGGGCCATGTAGAGGATCTGTAGGTGGTTCTACTGTTGCATACATAACAGATATCATTGATGTTGATCCAGTTATATGGAATACAATTTTTTCACGATTTGCAAATGAAGATCGTGAAGAGGTTGGAGATATTGATCTTGATATTTCACCAGATCAGCGAGAATTAGTTTACAATCACATCATTGAGTCATTTGGATATGATAAGACAGCATATATTCTTGCTATCGGAACTGTGTCTGATAAAGGCACTATTGATGAAATCGGGCGCGCTTTAGATATTCCACTTGATGAGGTTGCACATATTAAGGAAATGTATAGTGCCTATAAAGATACAATTGAATCAACCGGAAAAAGAATTAAAGAAATCGAAGATATGATTCATTTCGATGAAATTAAACAGGCAGATAAAGAATCAGAATATTATGGCCTACGTCGTGATTATGAAAATAAAATAACTGAGCGTGACAAGGCTATAAAGCAAATGAATGATTTGAAAGATAATCAGTACAGGAAATTGTTCTATTATTTTGATGGAATTAACGGCACTCCGGTTTCTCAGTCAATTCATCCGGCAGGCATTGTAGTTTCTCCGGTAACACTTCCAGACAACTATGGAACGTTTTGGAATGATGGAAAACGTATTATGTGTATTAATATGGAAGAAATTCATGATGGAGCCGGTCTTGTTAAATACGATTTACTTGGACTAAAGAATCTGGAAATTATTCGAAAGTGCTATGAATATGCCGGACTTCCATATCCAAAATCACATCAGATTAACTGGAATGATAAGAAGGTATGGAATGATATTGTTCTTTGTCCTGCTGGTGTATTTCAGTTCGAATCGCCATATGCATACGAAATGCTTAAGAATTATGGCCCACAATGTATCAACGATTTATCAATGATAAATGCGTCACTAAGACCATCTGGGGCTTCATATCGAGATAGGCTGCTGGCAGGTGAGACAAATAAAAATCCATCACCACTTATTGATGAATTGCTGAAAGACAATAGAGGATTTCTTATTTTTCAGGAGGACACCATTAAGTTTCTTCAAAATATATGCGGGTTAAGTGGGTCTGCTGCTGATAACGTTCGACGAGCAATCGGACGTAAACAGATGGATCGACTGCAGAAAGCTTTGCCTGATATTTTGAATGGGTATTGTAAAATGTCTTCTCAGCCAAGAGAAATAGCAGAGAAGGAAGCAAGGGCATTCTTACAGATTATTGAAGATAGTGCAAATTATCAATTTGGGTACAATCATTCTACAGGCTATTCTATGATTGGTTACATGTGTGCATTCTGTAGGTATTATTATCCAGAAGAATTCATTGCTGCATATTTAAACTGTGCAAACAATACAGATGATATTCTGATGGGGACTGAATTGGCGAAGATAAAGAACATTGAGATAAAAAATATCAAGTTTCGAAAATCCGGATCTGAATATACCGTAGATAAAGCGAATCATGCATTATATAAGGGTATTGCATCAATTAAATTCTGTAATGCTCAAATAGCAGATGATCTTCTTGAGCTGGCAACGAATCAATATAACAATTTTACAGAAGTTCTGGCAGATGTAAATACAAAAACATCTGTGAATTCCAGACAGTTAACGATTCTTATTGGATTAAATTATTTCGAGGAGTTTGGAAAAAATCAGTATTTGATGCAAGTATCCGAGATCTACGACAAATTTGCTTTGTGTAAGATTATCAGTAAAAAAAAGATGGAAAGTCTTGGCTTGACAGAGTATCTGATGAAGAAATATGCCGGGAAAGAGACTGCTTCTCAATATAGGGATTTGGATAATACAGGGCTTATAGCTGAATTATCTAATCGTTTAGAAAATAAAGCAATGTCTGTTATTGATCAGGTGAAGTTTGAAAAGGAATATTTACAATATGTCGTATATGTAAATCCAAAAGTAAATCAATGTTTTTACGTCGTGACAGATTATAAAACTTTCAAGGAAGTCAGAAAACCATATTGTGTATTACATAATATTAAAACCGGAGAGGATGTAAAAGCAAGAGTAACCAGTATAAAAGTATATCAGGATAATCCATTTGGTGAATTTTCTATTTTGAAAGTCCCACACTTTACAAAGAAAAAGAAGAAAAAATGTGTGAATGGAACATGGCAGGAAACAGATGAACTTGAAAATATACTTGATGAATATGAAGTAATTAAATAGGTGTGAATATGAGTAAAAAAGAAGTGAAATTTAATTGTAAAATCGTAAAGTGCATGTATAATTCGGAGGATTATAAGATTTATGCTACAGATGTAGATAAAAAAGAGTTTCCCAATATTAAACATAATAAATATGATAATGTTACTATTTATGGAAACGTACATAATTTAGTAGTTTCACAGTCGTATGAAATTACGGCTGTGGAACAGCTCGATAAATATGGTTTTGGGTATGATATTGTAAATGTGAGAATGGATAAGCCTAAAACTGAAGAAGAAGTTTATATGTTCTTAAGAGAAATTTTAACTGAGAACCAGGCAGGAGTACTTTGGCAGCATTATCCAGATATTATTGATATTGTGTTAAGAGGAGAAGCTGATACTGTTGATCTTGATAAATTAAAAGGTATCGGAGAAAAAACATTTGAAACTATTAAAACAAAAATAGTTGAGAATTATTGTATCTATGATTTAGTAATTGAATTTGGTGGAATTCTCACAATGTCAATGTTAAAGAAATTATATGATGAATTTAAATCAATCCCTAAAATGAAACAAGAATTGAGAAAACAACCATATAAATCTTTGACAAAAATATCTGGTGTAGGTTTTATTAAGGCAGATAGTATTCTTTTAGAATTGCAGAGACTTGGCAAGATCAATTTTCCGTTTGAATTAAAATCATCTGCGCAAAGATGTGCAGCATGTATGGAATATTATTTGGAAGAGAATCAAAAAGAGGGAAATACTAAAATGGATCTCCGCGATCTCAGAAAACAGGTTGTAAGACTTGTTCCTGCTTGTTCATCACATTATGTTGAATGTTTAAAGGATCCAGATATTTATTATAACAAAGATACTTTTGAAGTATCTTTAAAAGCCACACATGATACTGAAACTGCTATAGCTGCTATATTATTTGTAGCAAACTTAAAACCTAAAATATGGGATTTTGACTGGAAGAGTTATCAGACGTCGGGAGAGTATCATTTAACTGACGAACAAACCAGTGCATTGGAATGTATATGTAACAATAATATTATGATACTGAATGGTTTTGCAGGATCAGGTAAAAGTGCCACTTCCGCAATGATCATTAAAATGTTGGAGGATAACAATATTTCATATACTTTAATGGCTCCAACAGGACGCGCTGCAAAAGTGTTGAGTGATTATACCGGTAAGCCAGCGGCTACAATTCATCGTGGCTTAGGTTATATGCCGAAGAATAGGTGGGGATATGATAGTGAATGCAAACTCCCATTTGATGTTGTTCTTGTAGATGAATTCTCTATGACAGATATATTTCTGTTCTTACATTTGTGTGACGCAATTGATTTTAGCAGAACGAAACTTATTGTTGTAGGTGATTCAGCGCAGCTTCCATCTGTTGGGCCGGGAAATCTACTTTATGATATGATCAATTCATTTGTTATACCTACAGTGACTTTGAATCAAATTTTCAGGTACGCTGAGGGTGGGTTAATGAAAGTTGCTACTGATGTTAGAAATATGAAACCATATTTATATGATTTGAGTAATGGTATGGTAAAATTTGGCAAGGATTATACTTTTATTAATGCTAATAATGAACAGGCAGTAAAATGTGCAATTGGATTATATCAGAAGCTTCTTTCTCAATATGTTCCTGAAGATATTCTTGTTCTATCTGCTTTCAATAAAGGTGATTGTGGTACTATTGCAATTAATAATGCAATCCAGAAAATTGCTAATCCAAACTATGGATCAGAAAAATGTATCAAATCTGGAGATACGACATATTACGTTGGTGATATAGTAATTCAGATCAAAAATAATTATGAAGCAGAAGTGGATATGGGGGATATGAATATAGAAAATGCTTCTCAAAATGATGAACCTTCTATAAATAACACATTTATTCCTAATGGTATGTTAGGAAAGATTATTGATATTTATGACGAAATTATTCCATATACAAATGAACATAAGACAGGCGCTATTATTGATTTTGATGGTGTCAGAGTAAAATATGAAAAATCAGAAATGTCAATGTTGCTGCTTGGATATGCAATTTCTATTCATAAAAGCCAAGGAGGAAGTGCTAAGGTGACGATTACACTTACACCATCTTGTCATGCTTATATGATGAATTCTAATTTATTATATGTGGCATTAACACGTACAAAAGAAAAATGCTTTCATATTGGAGATAAAGACACTGTAAACAGATCCATTAAAAAGAAAGAGAATTTTAAGAGGAACACTTTTTTATTAGATATATTAAAGAAGTTAAAAATTAAATTAAACAAAAAGGAGAGCAAATGAAGTCAGAATTATTTAAAAACGAATTAAAAACAATTACTTCAGATGATATTCGTGATTTTGCAAAAGTTGTTTTGGACGATGCCCCAGACTATTTTTTCAAAGTTGCGGCAAGTTCTACAGGTAAATATCACCCGGCATACGCGCTGGGTGATGGCGGTTTAATGCGTCATACAAAAGCAGTATTAAGGATTTACAATTATATCATCGGATTAGAACAGTACCAGAATCAGTTTGATGAGAGATGGATAGATCTTGGACGTGTTGCTTGTTTGGCACATGATATTCAAAAGTCTGGTACTGCAGAAATATATGAAGAAAAGGCAAAGGATGGAAAAAAGGTGTTTACTGTATTTAATCATCCGTTGTTGGCAGCAGAATATATTCGTAATTATAAAGGATTATATCTCGAAGATGATGAACTTGAGATTATTGCTGATGCTGTTTCGTCTCATATGGGACAATGGAACACAAGTGATAGAGAAAGTATTGTCTTACCAAAGCCAAAATCACAGTTAGATAAAATTGTACATGTAGCAGATTATTTGGCTTCCAGAAAAGACATTGATATTTCTTTTAAAGATGATACTGATGCATATGATTTACCGGATATCGAGACATACAAATGTCCGTATAAGAAACATAAGGACGAGTTACTGGTAGACGTTGCAAAGACAGATCCTGAATATCTGGAATGGTTATCTGAGAATGTCAATATGAGAGAACCTATGAAAACATTCGTAAATGAACTTTTAAAAAACAAAACAAATTAAATTAACTTTTGCTATTGACATCAGAAACCTATAGTGCTATTATAATGGCACAGGGAAAACAAATTAAATTAACTCAAGGAGATATGTAGACATGAAAGTAACCCTTACAGAAATGCACTCAATAAGAGATGCAATCAGAACAATGTACATGAGCAAAAGAACATGGAATGTAGAGATAGAGCAGCAGCTTAAAGAAATGGTAGATCATTGCACAGATCGTTATGGGAGGCCATTAGATCTGCCAGAGGATGATGAATTAAAAATTAAATTCGACAAAGAAGTAGCAAAACTTCTTAAATGGGGACAAAAGCATATCACAATGCTACGATTTGAAGATATTTCCGTTGTTGTAGAAGGTCTTCATAGAGGGGCAACTGATGATCTGGATTCCCACGCAAAGAGAATGGATAACAGGATTATTCGTAGCAGTACAAGGCTTGCAGATTACCATGAGGGAGAAGTTTCTGAATGGTACGAAGATAAAATTATCACATGGGATGAAGTATTAAAATATCTTGGTACGAAAATTCCTGGTGAGATTAGTTATTATGGTGATACTTATGTAAGGTCAAATAATGGTTTCATTAAAAAAGGATTAGAAAATAATAAAGATGTAAAACGTGGTTTATATCCACTGGCAATTCCCATGAATTTTACTTTCAAAATAAATATTACTGAATTAGCGCATATTTATGTTGAGAGAGGATCAAAAGATGGTGGCGCTCATGGAACAGCTGCACCGGAGCTTCAGATCATGATTGAAGATTTAATTAATCAGATTGAGTCTTGGTATCCGGGAATTAATAGAGAATTACTTTTAAAGATTGCGAGTAATAATGTATGAATGTATATTTTGCAAACGGAACTAATATTGTAGTTGGATGCGATAATGAAAAAGATAGTTATTATTTTTGCCAGAAAGATGGTAATGAGTGCTGCAAGAAAGATACTTGCAAAAGATTTCTTGATTCAGATGGCAATGTAAGCACAAGACTTTTTAAGATTATGTGTAATGATGAAAATCATCACATCTTATATATACCGGAAAGGAATGAAACAAATAATGCATAAAAAGTTAGTATTTTTATTTATTGGAAGAACCGCTTCTGGTAAATCATCGCTTGCAAGATATATATGCGAGACATTAGGACTTCGACAGGTAAAAAGCATTACAACAAGACTGCCGCGCAAAGATGAAATAACAGGATATGAAGATCATTACTTTGTATCTGAGAGTGAATTCGATGAAATTAAATTTAAAGAAGGCTTTGTAGCGTATACTGAAATTAACGGAATTAAATATGGCACTACATATAATGAAATTGTGAACTCAGATATTTATGTAATTGATCCGAACGGAGCAAAGTATTTGAAAGAACATTGCAAAGATGAATTTAAATTTATCGAGATTTATTTTTCTTCACCATTTGAATTAGCAAAAGACAGGTTCCTTAAAAGAGATGGATCAGAAGAAGAATTTTACTCCAGATATAACAGTGAAGATGAACAATTCACTAAATATGAAGAAGCTGAAGGGTATGACCACTTATTTGTGAATGATATGAGCTTTTCGAAAGCTTCAGAAGCATTACGTGACTTACTTAAGAGTGAAATGGAAAAGGAGAAATCGTTATGAATGTAGTTAAAAAGGATTTAACAGTTGAACCTTTTGACGATCAGAAAATTGTTGATGCCGTAAATAAGTCAGCATCACGAGTAATGGTCGAGTTAACAAATGATGATTATAAAAGAATCATAGATCTTGTTTGGGACGAGCTTATTGCTGATGATATAGATGAAAATACCACATGTACAGTAGAAGAATTACATAATGCAGTAGAATCCGCATTGGATGAATTTAATCCAAAGATTGCAAAGTCTTATAAAGATTATCGTAATTATAAGAAAGAATTTGTTCATATGATGGATGACGTTTTCACCAAGAGTCAGGCAATCCGTTATATTGGTGATAAGAGTAATGCCAATACAGATAGTGCGCTTGTAGCTACAAAGCGAAGCCTGATCTTTAATGAATTGAACAAAAACTTGTATAGAAAATTCTTCATGACAAGAGATGAATTACAGGCATGTAAGGACGGATATATTTATATTCATGATCAGTCTGCCAGACTTGATACTATTAACTGTTGCTTATTTAGAGTTGGAGAAGTTATGAAAGGCGGCTTCGAAATGGGAAATGTCTGGTATAACGAACCAAATTCTCTTGATACTGCGTTTGATGTTATGGGTGATATTATCCTGAGCACTGCTGCACAGCAGTATGGCGGATTCACAGTGCCGGAAGTAGACAAGATTTTGGAACCATATGCAGAAAAAAGTTATCAGAAATATTATAAAGAATTTTTTGAAGTTTTTGATTCCGATATTGATGGTGTTTATGTTGATGCTTTTTCAACATCAGAACATTTGATTGAAGAAAAAGCTTGTGAATATGCAACAAATAAAGTAAAACGTGATTTTGAACAGGGCTGGCAGGGAATTGAATATAAGTTAAATACTGTAGGATCATCAAGAGGTGATTATCCATTTGTAACAATGACGTTCGGTCTCTCAACCACAAAATTTGGTAAAATGGCTTCTATCACATTCTTAAATGTTCATAAAGAAGGCCAAGGTAAGGCCGGTAATAAAAAACCTGTGTTATTCCCCAAATTGGTATTTTTATATGATGAGAATTTACATGGACCAGGAAAGGTTAATGAAGATGTATTTAATGCAGGTATTGAATGTAGTATGAAAACAATGTATCCAGACTGGTTATCTCTAACAGGTGAAGGATATGTACCAAGTATGTACAAAAAATATGGTACGGTTGTTAGTCCAATGGGGTGTCGTGCATTCTTAAGCCCTTGGTATGAAAAAGGTGGAATAGAACCGGAGGATGAGAACGATAAAGCAATTTTTGAAGGACGTTTCAATCTTGGTGTTGTAAGCCTTCATCTTCCAATGATTTTGGCAAAAGCGCAGCGTGAAAGTAGAGATTTCTATGAAGTATTGGATTATTATCTTGAGATGATACGTAGCATTCATAAGAGAACATATGACTATATTGGTGAAATGAAAGCTAGTACGAATCCATTGGCATACTGTGAAGGTGGTTTCCTTAATGGTTATTTAAAACCAGATGAAAAAATACGTTCAATTCTTAAACCTATGACTTTATCATTTGGAATTACTGCTTTGAATGAATTGCAGGAACTTTATAATAAGAAGTCATTAGTTGAGGATGGTAAGTTTGCTGTAGATGTAATGAAATACATTAATAAAAAGATTACTCAATTTAAACATGAGGATGGATTATTATATGCGATTTATGGAACTCCAGCCGAGAGCCTTTGCGGGCTTCAGGTAGAACAATTCCGTAAAATGTATGGAATTGTGCCGGGAGTTTCAGACAGAGAATATGTGAGCAACAGTTTCCACTGTGGAGTGTGGGAAGATATTACACCGATTCAGAAGCAGGATTTAGAAAATAGATTCTGGGATCTGTTTAATGGAGGCAAAATTCAATATGTTCGGTATCCAATCAATTATAATCGTGAGGCCGTAGTTACATTAGTTAGAAGAGCCATGTCTTTGGGATATTATGAGGGAGTAAATCTTTCACTTGCCTATTGTGATGACTGTGGGCATGAGGAACTTGAAATGGATGTGTGTCCGGTCTGCGGTTCCAAGAATCTGACAAAGATTGACCGTATGAATGGATATTTGTCTTATAGTAGAGTCCATGGAGATACACGATTAAATAAAGCGAAGATGGTTGAAATCGCAGAGAGGAAATCAATGTAATGAATTATCACGATATTAAACATGATGACATGAACAATGGGCCAGGATTAAGAGTCACACTTTTTGTTTCCGGTTGTGATCATTATTGCAATGGCTGTCAAAACCCGGAAACATGGGACACCAAATCTGGAATTCCATTTGATAATACAGCAATAGAAGAGATTTTTAAACAGCTTGATAATGATTATATTTCTGGAATTACTTTTTCTGGAGGAGATCCGTTAAATGAAAATAACAGAGTTGAAGTTTGTAGTTTGATAAGTAAAATTAAATCAAGATATGGTAATTCTAAATCTATTTGGATTTATACTGGATACACTTGGAATGAAATTATAGAAGAAGCATTTCCTATTTTAACAGATATTTTGTTAAATACAAATGTAATTGTAGACGGTATGTTTCAGAAAGATTTGGCAGATGTAAATTATCATTGGGCTGGATCAACTAATCAAAGAGTAATTGATGTGCAGAGATCACTCGAAGAGAAAAAGATCGTTCTGTATAAAGATGGCATTAATAATGATTGATAAGCTATTAAAGCTTTGATATAAAAATTTAATTAAACAAAATACGGAGAAAAAGGAGAACTAAAAACATGGCAGAAATTACAATGAAATCAACAAAGGCAGAAATTATGGAAGCGTATAAGGCAGCAGTGGAGAAACTTGATACAAGAGACCGAATGATTGATGATCCTGCAAAAGAAGCAGCGAAAGCTAAAAAGGTAGAAGTTATCGAATCTGCAGATAAAACAGCTAAAGAAGATATTTTTAATCCAGAGATTATTAAGAAATACAATGATCTTACAGAAGCTATTGAAATTAAACAGCTTGAGTTAGATGAATTATATGGTATTGAGACAAAAGCAAATGCTATGGCAGCTATGATCAATGCTTATAAAGAGAAAAATGAAGAGTTAAAAGAGGCTCAGGCAGCGAAAGAAGCAGAGATTGAAGCTGAATTGGGTGAGAAAAAAGATACACTGAAAGCTGAAATTGAGGCACTGAAGCAGCAGAAACAGGAAATTATTGATTCTATCAATGCAGAAGCTAAAGCAAGAGAAAATGAAATTAAATTAACTCGTAGCCGTGAGGAAGATGAATATACCTATAATCTGAAACGTAGTCGTAAAGCTGAAAATGATAAGTGGGAAGATGAGAAAGCTGCTAGAGAAAAGATTTTGGAACTTAGAGAAACAGCGGCTCTTGAGAAAGAAACAGAACTGAATGCAAAAGCTGATCATGTAAAGGAATTAGAAGCAAAAGTAGAAGAGATTCCGACATTGATTGCGGCAGCAACAGAGGAAGGTATTAAAAAAGGTAAAGCCGATGCTGATAAATCAAATGCGTTTGAGGTCAGAGCACTTAAGAAAGATGCTGAATATCAGAAACAGCTTCTGGAAGATAAAAATGAAAGACTTGCAGAGGATCTGGCTAATGCGAGAGCAGAAAAAGTTGAATTACAGCAGAAACTTGACGATGCATATGCTCAGATGAGAGAACTTGCTGCTAAGACTGTAGAATCTACCGGTGGAGTTAAAATTCTGAACGGTCAGACTCAGCAGAATAATAAATGATAATTTAATTATACGGTATGCGTAAGAAAACGCATACCGTAGTAAGGAGAATTATATGAATCCGGTATTTATATTTTTAGTATTAGTTGGAGCTGTAGTTTTATGGTTTCTATTATCTGCACTGTTTTATCCATTTGGGAGATTCTTACATAGAATCTGGAAAGATGCAGCAGATGAAATAAATAGAGAAGAAAATAAAGAAAAAGATAAGGAGAATGAGTAATGAGAAAAGGATTTTTAGGTGGGGTTGGATTAGCAGTAATAATTGTAGCAGGATTAATTTGTGTAGCAAAGTGTACGGTAAGAGTTCCTGCTGGTTATGTAGCTGTAGAATACAAGATGAACGGCGGAATTTCAAATGATACTCTTCCACAGGGATGGCATTTGATTTCACCTACAGTAAAAACATCACTGTATTCAATTGGTATTGAACAGTCTTATCTGACTTCAGAAGATAAAGGTGATTCACCAAAAGATGAGAGTTTTAAAACACCTACTGCTGATGGAAAACAGCTTCTTGTTGATTTGGAATTCTCTTATAAGTTCGATCAGGATCAAGTTGCCGATGTATTTACAAGATTTAAAGGTCAGTCCGGTGAAAGTGTAAAAAATACTTTCATTAAACCAAAGATGAAAGCGTGGACACAGGAAGTAACTGCTAAGTATCCGGTAACAGATGTATTTGGTGATAAACGCCAGGAACTGAATGAAGCACTTGACAAATACTTGAAAAAGAAATTTGAGCCATATGGAATTATCATTGATACTGTAAACTTTACTTCGATTTCAACCGATGATGAAACTCAGGCAGCTATTCAGAAGAAAGTAAATGCACAGCAGGAACTGGAACTTGCAAATATTGAAGCTAAGACTGCAAAGGTACAGGCAGATAAAGATAAAGAAGTTGCTCTTATTGCAGCAGAACAGGATAAAGAAAAAGCCGCTATTGAGGCTGAACAGGCGAAGATCACTGCTGAAGGTAAAGCGGAAGCAACAAGAATTAAAGCGGATGCTGAAGCAGAAGCAAATAAGAAAATTGCTGAGTCTCTTACTCCAGAGCTTATTGAGAAACAGAAAATTGATAAATGGAATGGTGATGTGCCGAAGGTGCAAGGTGGAAATGCAGCAACAATTGTTGACGCAGGAGACTTAACATCAGGAACGGCAACTGTAAAAGGAGAATAATATGACGGGAATTTTACTTATTATTGTGTCATTATTGGCATTAGCTTTAAGTTGGATCGTAACATGTGTAATTATAAAATTGATCACATTATGTTTCGGGGTCGCTTTCAGCTGGTTGATTGCTACAGGAATTTGGCTTGTATTCTTATTACTGAAATCAGTATTTGGGAAATAAACTATGATTAGATGGAAAATAGAAAAATTTATTGTTGGCGATTATGTAAAATTAACCAATCTCCCTCAAGGTTACGAACGCCTTGAGGGAACTGAGGGAATCATCACGAACATTAATTGCGAATTATATACAGTACATAATTCTGATTCTATGATTTTTGAAGTAGAAAAACAATATTTGACGCATTTATATAAATCAGAAGAGGAGAATGGACAAATGGCAAAATTAACAGGATATTATGCAGTAGCAGTAATTGAAGAAGTAACTTGTTGTTGTAAGAAAGACTATTATTATGCAGTCTTTGACGATGGCAATACATATAAAGCCGGAGACCAGGTTTTAGTAAGTGGTTGTAACAAAGATGTTCTGACAATTAAAGAAATTTTAACTGTGTCGGAAGCAGAAGTAAAATGCGCCAAGAATATTACTGCAGAAATTATCTGTAGAGTTGATACATCTGCATATGACCAGCGTGTTGAAAATAGAAAGAAAGCTGAGAAGCTTAAAAAAGATATGGATGCAGTTATTAAGCAGATGGATGTAACAAAGAAATATGAAATGTATGCGGCTGAGAATCCAGAACTGGCGGCCTTGCTTGATCAGTATAAGGAGTTAACGAAATAATGATTAAAACGATATTAAAAAATATTGTGTTTTTCATTATCAGTGTGATATGCATGAGCGTTGTTATGAATAATGTTGTTCCGGATGGTTATTGGCCTTCTGCAATATCATTATTTATTTTAAGTGTTAACTACTTCATTTGGGGATCACGGACATGATTTGGGTAACTGGAGATACGCATGGGGATTGGATCCATAGAGTTAATATGGATTCTTTTCCCGAACAGCGTGAGATGTCGAAGGACGATTATGTGATAATTCTTGGAGATTTTGGGATATGGAGAGATTCACCGCAGCAAAGGTGGTACCTGAATTGGCTTGAAGAGAAACATTTCACAACACTCTTTATTGACGGAAATCATGAGAATTACGATATATTAGATTCTTATCCGGTAGAAGAATGGCATGGAGGTAAGGTACATTTTATTAAACCATCAGTAATTCATCTTATGAGAGGACAGGTGTTTGAGATAGACGATTTAACATTCTTTACCTTTGGAGGGGCTTCAAGTCATGATATTTCAGATGGAGTATTAGAGATTGACGATCCAAGAGTAAAAGAATGGAGGGATGATCCGGATAAAATGTACCGAATTAATCACATTTCATGGTGGGAGCGAGAAATGCCAGATGAAAAAGAGATGGATGAGGGTATAAAGAATCTGGCAGAACATGATAATAAAGTAGATTTTATCCTGACACATTGTACAGCTTCTTCTACAGCAGCATTATTATCACATGGATTATATAAGCCGGATAAGTTAACAAATTATCTGGAAGAAATAAGGTGCAATGTTGATTATAAGCGTTGGTTGTGTGGACATTACCACGACAATAAAGCAATAACAATAAAAGATATAGTTCTATATGAACAGATTGTGAGGATCGCATAATGGTAGATATGTCAGAACTTACAGAAAGTGTTAAGGGTTACATTGAAGGATTGCAAGATGTATTACAAAGAAAATATCAAATTTCAGAAGAGAAAGCTTTAAATATGATTACTTCTTCTTATATTATGGATTCTCTTATAGATTACCCAGAAGAGACGTTACATGATGACATTGAAGCACATGCAGATAATATATATGAAGACCAAGTATCAAAAACAGAACGGTTATTGTTAGAGGCCGGGTACGAGGGAACGATATTCTTTACAAATCCATCTTATGAAGATGCGTTTCTTGGTGTTTCTTCTGATGATAGAGCAATATATGATTACGAAAAAATGGTTGAATCTTTAGTTAACCATGAGGATATGACAGAAGATGAGGCTAGAGAATTTATAGATTACAATGCGACGTTCTATATTGAAGGTGGACCAATTATTTTGTATAGACTGGAGGAATAGTAATGCCGGAACGTAACAGAGGGTATTTGAGAAAGCAAAGACTACGAAATATTGAACGTAGAAAAAAATTAATAAGTCAACGAGAACTTATGTATCATGGATATAAAACTTTGAACGATCCTGATTTTAAAGAGGGGGATGTTACATAAAGGACACAGTGGACGACTTGGCATGGGTGGAACTGCAGTAAAAACTAATACTCGGAAAGGACATGCCTCATATCGACATAAAGGTGCTTATGGTCCAGCAGATAACTATTCAAGACATGATAAGCAGCAAGTTGAAGATGGAGCACAGCAAATTAAAGAATGGGAGAATAAAAATGAAAAAAGAGAAGAAGAAAGTTCTGATTGTAATTGATGTGCAGAATGATTTTGTGACAGGAGTTCTTGGAACACCGGAAGCTCAGGCTATTATTCCGAATGTAAAAGAGAAATTTGATAAGTATAAAAATAATAACGATTATGTGATTTTTACAAAAGACACTCATGATTCAAATTACTTAGATACTGCTGAAGGTAAAAAACTTCCGGAACATTGTATACATGGAACTCATGGTTGGGAAATTGTTGATGAAATTAATTATAAAGGTTTCAGAAATTTCAATAACTTTATGGTATGTTGTAAATCTACTTTTGGATTTGATGACTGGGATTGGGAAGAAACATTTGGTATCGCATATGATTCTTCTTTATTAGATATTGAAATTATTGGAGTATGCACAGACATTTGTGTTATTACGAACGCTCTTTTGATTAAAACTTATTATCCAGAGGCAAAAATCACAGTGGATGCATCATGCTGCGCAGGATCAACACCGGAAAAGCATAAAGCGGCTCTTGATGTAATGGAAAGCTGCCAGATTAATGTAATCAATAGAAATTAAATTAAACAATGGAGGGAATTAAAATGATGAATAATTTTATGAATGGAATGTTTGGGAAAATTGGTAGTGGAATGTGTAAGTTATCCATGAGCGGTAATATTGCAGTAAAAACTTCCAATGGATATAAGAGTTACAATGTTAAATCCGGAAAGCTCACAAACTGCGGTAATTTTGTATTTCCTGGAGTAGATGAAAACTTTTTCTTCGTCATTCCAACAAATAAGGTGGCTAAAGGAGACATCATCCTTGTAAATGGCAAACCTAAGTGCGTCATCGAAGCAGATAAAACAAAGATCACTGTAATCAATTATGAAGATTCTACAGTTGAAACAATTCTGCCGGAGCGCCATGTATTTATGGGCAATACTTATTTCTATGGGAAAATTGTATCTATGTTCGGAAGTAATCTTGGAAAAGATAAGAATAGTGCAAATAAAATCTTTAAATACATGATGATGTCTCAGATGATGAATGGAGCGGCCGGTACCGGAACTGGAACAGACAGTAATCCAATGAACGCTATGATGCCATTTATGATGATGAATGGTGGTATGGGGGATGTATTTGACGGTATGTTTGATTTTAGCATGGATGATACAGACACAGAAGATAGTGAAGATGATTTAGAGGAGGATGAATAATTATGGGAAGCGGAAGTTGGACAACGGCAAGTTTTGTAAATTATGCAACAACAAGAGGATATGACACTGATTCACGAGGAGTAGTCACAAAAAGCTATTCTAATCAGGAAATGTTTAAATCAAAAGAACTTGATTCATCACTCAATCCTAAAAATGTCGTAAGAGAATGTTGTGATAGTAAAGAACATCCAAATACAGTTCCAGTTATTTTAGCTTTAGATGTTACCGGATCTATGGGGCAGGCAGCTGTTGAAATATCTAAAAAACTTAATAATATTATGACGAAATTATATGAACAAGTTGAAGATATTGAATTTATGGTAATGGGTATTGGCGATTTGTCATATGATAGGTTTCCAATACAGGCATCTCAGTTTGAATCCGATATTCGAATTGCAGAACAGCTTGAGAAAGTTTATTTTGAGTTTGGTGGTGGTGGTAATTCTTATGAATCTTACACTGCTGCATGGTATTTTGGTGCCAGACATACAAAGCTTGATTGTTGGAATAGAGGTAAAAAAGGAATAATTATCACAATTGGTGATGAGAGACTTAATCCTTATCTTCCAAGGACAGCATATTATTGTGGCTTATCAAATGCTACAGGAGATTCACTTCAGGCTGATGTAGAAACAAAAGACTTGTATACAGAAACTGCTGAGAAATTTGATATCTATCATATTAATGTAAATCATCGTGGTGGGTATGACCAAGAGCAAATTAAAAAATCATTTTTAGAATATCTTGATGATAAGCATTTTTGTACAATTAATAAACTTGATGATATTACAGATACAATTGTAGAAATTATTACTTCTGCAAATGAAAGCAACAACATCCCAGAAGTAACACCATTAGTTCAGGCAGAGACAGATGAATCAGGAGCTATTGTTTGGTAAGGAGAATAACTTATGAAAGATATAAAAATTGTCATCGGAGCAAACTTTGGTGACGAGGGCAAGGGTAAATTAACAGATTATTATACTAAAAATGCAGATAACTGTATCGTTGTGTGTTCAAATGGCGGCGCTCAAAGAGGACACACAGTATTAAAATCAGACGGAACCCGGCATGTCTTTCATCATTTCGGCTCTGGAACATTAAACGGAGCAGATACTTATTTACCGGAGGATTTTATTTTAAATCCTCTGGTATTTAAGGAAGAATGGGAAGAATTGAAAAATTTAGGATGGGAACCTTATGTGTATATTCATGAAAAATGCATGATTACAAATCCTCTTGATATGATGGCAAATCAAATTATTGAGAAAAGTCGCGGTAATGATAAACACGGAAGTTGCGGAATGGGGATTTATAATACAATTCAACGATATAAAAATAATATTAATACATTTATATTATCATGGTCATATTATAAAAAAATGTTCAAGCACATGGGAATTATATTATCTGAGCAGGAAGAAAAATTGTTTACTCATTTCAAGGGGCTTTGGGATCATTACGATGAAGATCTTGATTTTATGATGTCACATGTCCATGTTGTAAATAATGATCAATTACTTAACGGATACGACACCATTGTGTTTGAAAATGGTCAAGGGCTTCTTTTGGATCAAAATAATACTGAATATTACCCACATCTTACACCATCAAATACTGGTATTAAGAATCCTGCCAGAATTATAAAGTCTGTAAATTGGACCGATGAGATTAATATAGAAGCTTGTTATGTGACACGTACATACATGACACGGCATGGAGCCGGTGCATTCCAAACTGAATGTAATAAGGAAGAAATTAATCCGGATATGGAAGATTTAACCAATGTTTCAAATCCACATCAGGATACTTTGAGATATGGGAAGTTAAATGTGGAAGAACTATATGAAAGATGTCAAACAGACATAATAAATGCAGGTCTTCCATGTAAAAAGACATTAGCTATAACTCATTTTAAGGAATATTGGGAGTCAGTTGCACTTATACGTGAAACGTTCAAGAAAAGTAACTGGGAATTTAGTATTTTTCATAAGGAAGAGAATTAATTGAATAGAGTAAAAGAACAAATTATGCAATTATCACAAAAACCAGAATGTATAGATTTAATGCTGCATGACGATTTAAAAGACGATTATTCTTTCAGAACGAATATTCAAGATATAGCATCTTTACTGAGTGGAATATTAAATATCATGCAGCAAGCAAATCTTACTGATAAAGAGCTTGCTAAACTAGTGTGCTGTATCGTTGATATTTAACATTACTACTGCATCTTATTCAGATGCAGTAGTAAATGTCGGATACAAGGAATTCAATTTAATTCTTGCATCCTCCGTTCGAAATTGCCAGTTTACCTTTGCGGCTACGGTATTTCGTTCAACTTCCCATGCTGATAATTCCTTACGAAGATTTGAAATATTATCAATCCTTCTGTTCAAACATTGTCTGGTCATGACGTTAAGTTCGATTTCTGCAATATCAAGCCAGCTGCCATGTTTTGGTGTGTAGTGAATCTCCAACCGTTTCATGATTCTTCTGGCTTCATCAGCAGGGTAACGTTTGTACAATGATGCTGGTTTATGTGTATTAAGATTATCCATTACAAGAATTATTTTTTCTACATCTGGATACATGACATCGGCAAGATATTTGATTTCTTCTGCCCAGTCAATTGCAGTCCGATGTTCCCGAACACTTACATGATGAGCTCCACCAAGCGGTTCTACGAATGCAAAAATGCTGCATGTACCATTTCTGACATACTCAGAATCTACTTTCTGGTCATTGCCGGGGCGCATAGGAAGTGGGGATCTTGCCTCGCCAAGTAACTGATATGGTTTTTCGTCCATACAAACAACGGGGCGTTGTGGGTTATATGGAAGTTCGTATACATCGAGAACATCCTCCATACAAGCTATAAATTCTGCGTCCTCTCTTGAGGGAATGCACCAGTATTCATTTTTGTGAGGTCGAAGTTTGTTTTTTTTAAGGCTCTACGGATAGCATCTTTGCTAACCGGTGTATCAAGCACTACTTTGGCTTCTTTTTCCAGCAGACGCAAAGTCCATCTGGAATGACCTTCTGGAACAGGACCGCAGGCAAGTTCAATAATACGTGCTTCTGCACGTCCATCAAGGATACGCCTTGCATTGTCGGAATTGATATTTCTTTTGAACTCGGTAACCGCTTCAATGCCACCGGAAAAATATTTGGTCACTGTATTCGTTACAGTTGTCAGGCAAACACCATTTGATCTTGCGGATTGCTCATGGGTTAATACTTTCCCATGAGCCTCATCCAAATCAATAATAATCTGGCATCTGCTTCGAATAGTTTTAGATGTATTACTTTTGCGAATTATAGATTTTAATGTCTTCAATTCATCATCTGTAAGTTTAATGACATATTTTCTTGGTCTTGCCATATAAATCACCGCCGTTTTCTTTTATTTTAACATGAAGCGGCTATAATAGCTATAAATATTTAGCCAAATGTCAACAATACAGTACACTAGAACAATTATATAATGAAAGATATGAAACTAATAAGTTTAGATGGGAAACCAGTAACTGTATTACATGGTAGAAAGGTGATTTAAATGATTAAATTAAACGGTGTAGAAATCAAACTTGATAAATATCCGGATGGAACATTCTTATTTAAGGATATTCCTCCTATTGGCGGATGGCACAGAGATAATATTGAATGGTTCTTTGAATCAATGGAAGAATTAACAGCAGTTGAATATATTACTAGATATTGTTGGGACCATAGAGTAGTACCTAATTTATATATGCCTTATATCCCAGATGCACGTATGGATCGAGTCAAGCATGAGAACGAATTATTTACTTTAAAATATTTTGCTCAGACTATTAATTCATTACATTTTGGAAGAGTAGAAGTTTTAGATCCGCATTCTGATGTATCTGCTGCATTATTTAATAAAGTACATGTAGGAACCCCGAATCGAATGATTGAAACTGCTGTCAAGAAGATTGCTAGTAATAATCTCATGATGTTTTATCCAGATGCGGGATCTATGAAAAGATATTCTTCAGCAGTACATCTTCCATATGCTTTCGGTATTAAGAATAGAGATTGGAAAACTGGAGAGATTAAAGGCTTAGATTTATCAGGTGAAATTGATCAGTTACCAGGTAAAGATATCCTTATTGTAGATGATATTTGTAGCAGAGGTGGTACTTTTTATTATAGTGCTAAAAAGCTGAAAGAGGCCGGTGTAGGTAAGATTTATCTTTATGTAACTCATTGTGAAAACACTATTTATGAAGGAGAACTTCTGAAAAATAATGGATTAATTGAGAAGATTTATACGACAGATACGATTTTGACAAATCTGGAAAGTCCTAAGATTGAATTGGTTGAGAGGTTTAGATAAGGAGGAATATTATGAAACAAATTATTATTCCTTTAGGGTGGTGAGAAAATGAAAGAAATTTTAGGAAATAATCTTGAACAATTCTTTTTTGTATTATTAGATTTATTAGATTACCAAAAAGAATGTGGAGCGATATGCACATACAAGAGTAATAGATATGAAGTTTGGTTAATGTATGATGAAACATTTAATAGGATCTCAGATATGTCAGAAGAAGAATTTGTTAAATTCGCAGGTGAAGATGCTTGGTGGAGAAGTAGCAATGGTAGTGTATTATATTCACTTGATAAAGGAGAAATAACAATTAATCATAAGAAAATGATTGGATGGATTAGAAAACCTGGGGATGAAGAAATATCAACAGATATTGAATATTCATCATTAACAGAATATTTATGTGAATTTATTGGGGCTTCTACACCTCATAATGTTGTTGCTTGTGCAATGGATTTGGGTAAATTTAATCATTTGACAATGGGTAGATTGTTTAAAAAATATGAACCAGTGGAGGATGAATGAAGAAATGATGTTTACAGTTTGTAATGTTCCAAAGTTTTTAGAGGAACAGATGAATAAAATGAAAGACACTATTACGAGTGATATGAATGAAGATAATCTTAAAGGTTATGAGTATGCAGTTGAAACTATGTTAAGTATTATTAGACAGACAATTCATGCTGCCGAGATGGATGATGAAATTCTTGTGCATAGCGATAAGATTGCTGATGAGAACGATATTGAAGAGTTTGATTTACATGATTTGTTAGGACTTTATGGTTGTAGAGTTGTGGCACAGAAAGAATTTGAAGAATAATACATGCAAAAAAGCAATCTTTTTTCGGAGAATCAATGTGAAATATGAAAGAATGCAAGAGGAATGGAGAAATAGTATATGAAAGCACAGATTTGCGAAACGTGTGTACATAAACATGATAGATGTTATTGCAGTCCGAATAGTACATGTGATAAGTATAAGAAAATTCAAATGGTAGAAAAGAAATCATGGGAAGAATTTAAGAATAACGGATTTCTCTGGTGGATTAATATGATTTTACATACATTCGGATGGGCGATTTGTGTAGATATCGAAGAAGACGGATCAGTTTCAAATGCTTATCCTGCCAGAGTAAAATTCAGAGGATTTGCAGAGAAGAATAATACAGATGGTTATATTAAAGTCAGTCAATATTTGAAAGACAATGTGGACGAGCTTGTAAAAGAAGCGAATGATTAAGGAGGAGTTATGAATAATACTTTAGCAATTTTACTTTCAGATACATATAAACAAATTCATAATAAAATCTATCCAAAAGGATTAACAAAACTTGTTTCCTACTGGACTCCACGACGATCAATGCTTAAGAATCAGAACAAAATGGTTTTCTTTGGTTTACAAGCATTTATTGAAGAATATCTGGTTGACTATTTCAATGAAAATTTTTTCGAGCTAACAGCAGTAGAAGTTGAGCATACATATAAATACAGTATGGATATACAGTTAGGAAATAGTTATGACCTAGAGCCTATTATGAAACTTTATAAATTAGGTTATCTTCCAATTCAGATACGTGCTATCCCGGAGGGAACATTAGTACCAATGGGCATTCCATGCATCGAGATTACAAACACACATCCAGATTTTGCTTGGGTAGTACAGTGGATAGAATGTATCCTGCAGGTTGAACTCTGGAAACCATGTGCTCATGCAACAATTAGTCATATGTATAGAGAACTTGCAAACAACTACTATAAAATGACTTGTGATGACTTTTTAAGACCTGAAATGGCATGCTCAGACTTTGGTATGAGAGGAATGTCTTGCATGGAAGAGGCAGTAAGATGTTCATCTGCTTGGTTATTATCATTTGATAAGACAAGTACAATTCCGGCCATTGATTATATAGATACGTATTATGATGCTTGCTGTTGGACTAAAAGAATCGGAATTGGTGCTGTATCAACAGAACATTCAGTTATGGCTTCAAATTATGCAGTAGACGGTGATGAAATCACATTTGTAAAAAGACTACTTACGGAATTATATCCGAATGCATCTTTCAGCATGGTATCTGATACATATGATTACTGGAACATGATTGATAATATTCTTCCGGCTTGTAAAAAAGAAATCATGCAGCATAATGGCAAACTTCTGGTCCGTCCAGATTCCGGAGATATGGTAGAAATTGCTGTAGAGACAATTGAAAAGCTTTGGAATACATTCGGCGGAACAGTAAATAGCAAGGGATATAAAGTGCTTGATCCGCACATTGGAATTATTTATGGGGACGGATGTACTCTTAATAATGTAAAGCAGGTATGGGAAAAACTGAAGAAAAAAGGATTTGCTGCAAACAATATCGTATTCGGAGTCGGAGCATTTTGCTTCTCAGCAGTTATAGAACCCGATGGACATATGGTTGTTGTAACCAGAGATATGTTTGGTATTGCTATGAAAGCCACCTATGGAATTGTCAATGGCGAGCCAATTATGATCTATAAAGATCCAAAAACCGATACGAGTCATTTGAAAAAATCTCATAAAGGGTGTTGTTGTATATATTACGATGACAATGGAGAATTACAGTGTGAAGACGGGTATAATGATGTATTTCGTGACGGAGCGTTAAGTACCGTATTTGTAGATGGGAAAGCTTGCAATAAAGAAACATTTGAAGACATTAGAGAAAGATTAAACGGAGGAAACAAAGATGAGTAAAATTACAGATTATTTATTAAAAGATGATGTGATTGTAGTAATGGATGTAGATGGAGTACTTGCTCCGTATGAGTTCTCTGAATTAAGTCATAGTATGACTGATGATGAATGGGATAGACTTGTAGCTTCCAGTGAGAATCCGTATAAAGATGTGCGTCCGATTAAATTAATGCAAGAGTTCATTCAAAAGAAAGGTATTGACAAAGTATATGCTTGTTCAAAGAGTCCTTTCAGTGAGATCCCCGGCAAAAGAGCTTTTATCAAAGATAATTACGGCCTTCCGGATGATAATATCTATTTTACTTTAGAAAAGACAGAAAAACTTACTGTGCTTCAGACGCTGCAACAAAAGCTTGGGCTTAAGCCGTCTCAGATTGCAATTGTAGAGGATACAGTAAAAACTTTGGATTATATTCGTGCACATAGTGATTTTGTAACTGTACACGTTTCATCATTTATGGAGTAAAGAGGAGTAAAGAGAATGAATTTACAAAGTATTAGTAGATATATAAGTCTTATATTAAGACATAAGCCTGAAGTTATTGGTATTACTATAGATGAACATGGTTGGGCGAATGTAGAAGAACTGATTCAGGGTATCGCTAAAAACAATCCCGGATTCAACAAAGAATTTTTAGAGGAAATTGTACGGACTGACAATAAGCAGCGATATTCTTTCAATGATGACAAGACATTGATCAGAGCGAATCAGGGACATTCAATTCCGGTAGATGTAGAACTGGAAGAGAAAGAGCCACCTAAAATTCTTTATCATGGAACTGGCGAGAAATATATAGCGTCTATTGATCAGAATGGACTGATTCCTAAAAGTCGTTTATATGTTCATTTGTCAAAAGATGTTGAAACCGCCAAAGCTGTCGGCAAGAGACATGGTAAAGAAGTTGTTTATTCTATCAATAGTGAACAGATGTACAAAGATGGATACAAATTTTACTTATCTAAAAATGGAGTTTGGCTGACTAAAAGGGTTCCAGTGAAATATTTAATGAAGGAGGTATAAAAATGAGTAGTACATATTTTACGGATTCAGTTTCAGATCTTTGTCAGGGGATTGTTGATAAAGCAGATACTTATGAAAAACGAATTAAATACTTAGAAGAAGAAAACAAGAAGCTCAAAGATGAGCATTATAAAGATTCTGAAATGCAGAGAATGGAAGCAGAACTGAAAAAAGCGAAAGAGGATCTGTATAGAGGATTTCCAATTTCAGAAAAAGAACAAGAGAAAATCAGAGAGTGGGAATTAAAACATGATGCTGAGAAACATGGTTTGAAAACTATGGAACAGAGAGCAATGGGACATGGTTGCATAGGCGGCTCTCTTACATGGTGCTTTACACCAACATCAATCGGAACTATTGGAGAAGTGATTTGCTCCTGTGGCGAGAAGTTTACATTTCAGGATTTATAGGAAAAGATTTATGATTAAAATTATTGAAGGTAATATCGTTAATGCAAAGACAGATTTTATAATTCATCAGGTTAACTGCCAAGGAGAAATGAACACTGGAGTCGCTAAAGCATTAAGAGATTATGATGAAGGCATTTATAAACACTATAGAAAGTTTTGTGAGTTTTGTAAGTTCGAGTCGGAAGAACTACTCGGAACGTGTGATGCATATTTATTGAAAGATAGAGGTCAAATTGTATTGTCTTTATTCGCACAAAATAAATATGGATATGATGGTAAACAGTATACAGATCTTGAAGCTTTTAGATATGGTTTAAGATATATTTCGCAACATTTTGGAGTATGGCGTGAAAAAAATGGACTAGAAGGAAAAGATCTTTGTAGAACTTCAGTAGCACTTCCGTATAAGATTGGTTGTGGAAGAGGGGGAGCAGACTGGGAAATGGTTTATAAAATCATTGAAGAGGAACTTAAAGATTATGATGTGGAATTATGGAGGCTGGATGAATGAGCGAGGCGATGAATATTATTATAGCCGGTTCACGAGATTTTGATGATTATCGTTTGCTTAAGAAAACTGTGTCAGATTATATCGAAGAGAATCAAGTTAATAACACTCAGCAAATTAGAGTTATCAGTGGTGGTGCAAAAGGTGCAGATAGGCTTGGTGAATGTTATGCGTTTGATAATGGTTACTCCGTTATAAGATTTCAAGCGTTATGGGGAGTTTATGGAAAGTCTGCTGGCCCTAGACGTAATAATGAAATGGCAAAATTTGCATCAGAATCAGGCTCTGGTACGTTGATCGCATTTTGGGATGGTGAATCGCGAGGTACAAAAAATATGATTGATACTGCAAGAAGATATGGATTACATGTAATTGTAGTTGAATATGAAAAAGATTCGGAGGAATTAAATGAACAGAAAAGATAATACATTAGAAGGAATAGGTGCGTTTACAGTAATCATCCTTGCGATTTTCACTCTTGTTATTAGTCCGGCATTATCATTTATGTTTGCTTACATAGGTGGATGTATACTGAAATTTTTTGTAGGGGACGCATTGGTTAATGGATTAAATATCATATTTAATACAACTAGATTTACGAAACCAATGATCCCTGTTATTTGTGCAACAATTGCAACAATTGGTAAATATTTTAAAACAACAGTCGATATGTCAAGACATAAAGGACAGTAGGAGTTACATATAAATTCTTATGAAAGTAAGAAAGGAACTGCAGGAGGAATCAAAATGAAAAAGGTAACTACTATATTAATTCTTCTGCTTATCAGTGCATTTATGTTGACTGGTTGCGCTAAATGTATTGATAAGAAAGAAGAAAGTGTAAAAGTCAAAATTGTTAATGAATACTATAAACCGAAAGAAACTCGTTTCATAGGTATAATTAATCATGTTCCACAATTTCGGACAGATTATGCCGAGTATGAAATTACGGTAGACTATAACGGAGTGGAATATTCACTTAGTGATGAAAGTACATATCGTAAATATCATGGAAGAATAGGACAAACAGTGTCTGCCGTATTGATTACAAAGACATATGATAATGGCAATGTTAAACAATATATTAATTGTTTAGGAGGATTATAAGATGAAATATTACGATGGATATTTTAAAGAACTCAAGAATGAAATTGTACAGTGGATCAGAGACTGGTTCGATCAGAATGGTCCCGGCTGCAATGCAATTGTAGGAATCTCTGGTGGAAAAGATTCTTCCGTAGTAGCAGCGCTTTGTGTAGAAGCTCTTGGAAAAGATCGTGTAATTGGTGTACTAATGCCACAGGGTCAGCAGAAAGATATTTATGCTGCGTACAAGCTTTGTGAATTTCTTGATATTAAATCATACGAAATCAACATTAGCGACACAGTTCGAAGTGTATTGTCAAGACTCGAAAGCTCAGGAATCGAGATCAGCGAACAGACAAAAATAAATCTTCCGGCACGTATTAGAATGTCTACATTATATGCTGTCTCTCAGTCTTGTAATGGAAGAGTAGCAAATACATGTAATCTTTCAGAATCATATGTCGGTTATGAAACCAGGTATGGTGATTCGGCAGGTGATTTTAGTCCGTTAGGAAAATTAACTGTATATGAAGTTAAAAAACTTGGATATGAATTATTGCTTCCTACAGAACTTATTGAAAAGATTCCAATTGATGGATTATGTGGAAAGACAGATGAGGACAATTTAGGATTCCCATATGAAGTTCTGGACAGATATCTTCGTACAGGAGAGATTGACGATCTGGCTGTAAAAGCTAAGATTGATTTAATGCATAAACGATGTCTCTTCAAATCAGAGAAGATTCCGGTATTTAATCCTGAATTAAAAGTGGAGGCAGAATAATGGAGAACATATTTATATCATTCTTGTTAATCGAAATTCTTTTCACAACAATTTTAATAATTAATTGTGCAATTGATGAATTATTACCAATAAAAGAATATAAAAAGTGGTCCCAAAATAAAAATTGGTTCGGTAAGATATATATATTTCTTACAGTTATATTTACTATTCCTGCAGCAATTATTATATATATCGCTTTTTCCATTGTGTTCTTAGTAACATTTATTTATACACTTGGAATTAAAGAGGAGAAGAAATAACATGAAACCATATGATGTTGGGCTTGTTTGTGGGCGTTTTCAAACGTTCCACAAAGGCCATGAAAAACTTATTGATACTGGGTTATTACTTTGTGATCGAATGCTTATTCTCGTCGGTAGCGCTCAAGAATGCGGGACAGAACGTAATCCTTTGAATGTCAATACTAGAATCAAGATGATACGTGAAGTGTATGGTGATGATCCAAACATTATGATTTATGCATTATCAGATCTCACTGATGAAAATGATATTACTCCAGATTGGGGTAGATATCTTCTTCAAAATGTGGATCGGTATATTTATAAAAATCCAGATGTAATGATTTATGGTAATGATGATAGCCGGAGCGGATGGTTTGATAAGAAAGATTTAAAGAACACAACCGAATTAATCATTAATCGTGAAGAATTACCCATCTCTGGGACCATGTTGAGAGCACTTATGATACAGGATAAACGGCGAGAATGGATGACTTTTGTTAATCCTAAGTTACATAAAATGTATGATGAAATTCGTAGTGAACTTATGGAAAGCATAAGGGAGAATTAATATATGGAATTTGCAAAAGCAATAGCATGGATTTCAACTGCAGTAGCAGTAATAATAGGCATGAAAATTACAGAATCGCCATGGTGCTTGTGGGCGTTTTTGTTACCATTATCAATGAGTTAAAGTTACATGATAATGTAGATGTGGAATTTGAAATTTTAGCAGAGGAGTTTAAAAGATAAACATGAATAATATTTATTTGGTTATGAGAGAAAAAGACAATGTAGTTGTGTCTATTATGCTGAATAAATCAGATCATACATATTCTTTTGTAAATCTTACAAAAGGACATATTTGTACTTGCAAATTTGCTACATTTGAAGATGCTATAAAAGATATGGAGGAGAAGAAAGACAATGGAGAAGTCATAGATTATATAAAATTACTATGAATTATAAAGAAAGAACTGATTCTAAAGAGGTTTTAAATGGCAAAATATCTAATGAAATATAAAGGTACTTACAGACTAAAAGCTGCAATAGATCAAAGTACCAATGATTATCCCAGAGATGATTCTGGAGGAATAGATCCAAGTTTTGATGATATTTATATTAAGTGTTATGGTGGTGCTCAGATATATCATTATGGCTTTTCTACTCTTGTAGCTTATATCCCATCTATAGGAAGAGGACACAATATTTTAAAAGCTATAGCTAATGATATTGGGTTACCAGAATATGAAACTTATGAAGAATTATATAAGGCACTTGAAGATGAAGGAACTGTACGAAGTATCATGGAAAATGACAAAGAAATAGAGTTTAAGTTCCATGCTCGTAAGTTAGAATACATAGCACTTTTTCTTAAACCTGCGATTGCAGGAGCTGATATTAGTCCTTTCTCGACTAAGAACTTACCCAAATGTGATTACCCTATTCCTGAGGAAGATTTAGCAGAATACAACGCTATTTTGGATTCTATGGACAGCAAGGATTACTTGTTAGTCTCTAGGGTAACCGATGCTTTTTTGACCAATAAACTTCAAAAAAGTAAGCAGTATAGGACAATTGATTTGAAAAAAGATATGAAGAAAAAATGTTTAAAAACTAAAGAATATATCCATTCATTAGGCGAATGGAATGAATATATTGAATATTTAAAAAAGGAGATTTGTAAATGAAAAGAATAGCAAAGTTTGAAAAAGTAAGCTTAGAAGAATTCATGAAAGATTGGTGTGATACATTCGAATTAGACACCTCTGACGCTGACACGAGACGTGAAATAGAAGGCATTTATGGGAGTATTGAGCTTCCTAAAAGAGCAACAGTAGGAAGTGCCGGTTATGACTTCTTCGCACCGCTTACACTTAATATGAAACCAGGTGAAACAGTAAAAGTGCCAACTGGAATTAGATGTAAGATTGATGAAGGATGGGTGCTGAAATGCTATCCAAGAAGCGGCCTTGGATTCAAATATCGTCTGCAGCTTGATAATACAGTAGGTATCATCGACAGTGATTACTATAATTCTGATAATGAAGGTCATATCTTTATTAAAGTTACTAATGATAGTAAAAGACCATGGAAAAATCTTAATGTACTTCGCGGAGAAGGATTCGCTCAGGGTATTTTTGTTGAATATGGTATTACTATTGATGATGAAGTTGCAGGAGTACGAAATGGTGGATTTGGAAGTACAACAGAGAATAAATAGGAGGGTTTTATGTGGATCAGAAGTCAAAATCAAGAAAATTATTTAGATGCATCTGGAAAGACATTTTCTATATATAATGGAAATCAGATTCGTATGAAATATGCAAATAGTTCTGTATTACTTGGAGAATATTCTTCTTCTAAAAAAGCACATAATGTATTGAATAAATTAAGAAAACAAAATGATAAATGGCATTCTATGAATGTATTTTATTCAAGTAATAATATGGGTTTAACTATTTCATCTATGAATAATGTACTTGCTGCACTAGAAGAAACCAATACATTTGAAATGCCACAGGATGAAGACGTGTAACTATGCTTACAACAGATAGAGAAAAGACTATATGCGAAAAATATAGCGCATATGATAAAAACAATCGTGTCCATTGTAATGAGTGTCCACTTATTAAAGGGGATCCTGCTCAACATGACTTCCGGTGCAAAGCGAATAGTCATTATAATAGACACACTCGTGAATGGGAATATGATGATTAAAAGTAAAAAAAAGAGGCACTCCGTATATGGTTAGTGCCTCTTTAAAGAAAAATGTGTATGGTTATATGTATGAATGCTATACATCAAATACAACCATGTATAGTATATCATTTTATTTGATAAAAAGAAAGGATAACTATGAAAATTCGACTAAATAATTCAGCAGATGCTACGGCTGTTGTATCTATTGCAAATAAGTTTAAAGATTGTGATATTGATGGAAAATTTGGAAGATATATTATAGATCTTAAATCTATTTTAGGAGTGTTATCATTTGAACTTCCAAAAACAATTGAAGTAGTAATTCAGAGTGACAATACTAAATTAATAGAAGATCTGGAGCATCAACTTGGATTTTGGAAAGTAGAAGAAGATGATCGCATTATCTGAGAAATATGCTCTAACTATAGATGAGGCTGCTCAATACTTTAATATAGGAAAGAATAAGCTACGTGAGCTTGTTAAAGAACCGGGATGTACTTTTGTCATGTACTCCGGTAACAGATGTCTGATAAAAAGACAGAAGTTTGAAAAATATTTAGATAGCATTGTCTATTTATAATTGAAAGAAGTCCGTATGTATGATATGATTAATGTAGAAAATTGCCTCATTGTACATACGGACTTTTTGAAAGGATGATGTATAATGGGAAAAGATTTAAAAGGTAAAGAACTCGGAAAGGGCATTTCACAGAGAAAGGACGGTAGATATCAAGCCCGATTTACAGATAGGTTCGGGAAACGTAGATGCGTATACGGGATAACTTTAAAAGAAGTTAAAAATGCATTAATGAGTGAAGTTGTAGATAATTACAGTAAGAATAATGTAGTAGACTCCAGTATGACTTTGGATCAGTGGTATGAAAAGTGGATGAGGGTATATAAAGAACCTGTTCTGAAGCCAAGTACAATTAGAATATATATACGTACATACCATTGCTATATAAAACCTGTGCTAGGCAGATTGCCATTGTCATCAATTACTAAATTGATGGTAACAGATTTACTTAACGGGCTGGGTAAAAGGTTACATAAAAGTACAGTCAATAATATACGTACAGTTTTGTGCGATTTATTCTCTTATGCTATGGATAATGATTTATGTACTAAAAACCCGGCAAAAGGCATAAAAATAATCGGAACTGACAAAAGAAAAATCGTTACCTTATCCCGTGAGGATCAAAGAGATTTCTTCTTTATGGCGAAAGGATGCTTCTATTATAATCTATATGTTGTCGCAGTTAATACAGGACTTCGCTCAGGAGAATTGAGAGCGCTTACTTTAGATGATATTGATTTTGAAAATAATACTATAAATGTTACTAAAACTTTAACTTATTTTAGAAAATCTTCAAAAGATGATTTTTTAGGATACAAAATCAGCATACCAAAAACTAAATCCAGTATAAGAACCGTACCGATGAATTCCATATGTAGAAAAGCAATTGAAGATCAAGTACAGCAGCTCAATACATTGCCACCGATTGATTATGACTCTGACGTTCTTGGCAAACTCCTTTTCGTGACAAGAAATAATAGACCCTTGATGGATGAAGTACTTGGTAGTTCGATACGTACAGTAAGAAATAATGTTAATAAAATTAGAGCATCTCAAAATCAGCCTCTGATGCCAAAATTTAGTGCGCATACATTTAGACACACATTTGCCACACGCTGTTTTGAGGCAGGAATCCCACCAAAAACAGTACAATCATATCTTGGACATACAAATATTCAGATGACCATGGATATCTATACAGAAGTTTTAAGTGATAAAAAAATGAGTGACATTAAGTTGTTAGAAAATACGATGAACGATATAAATACGTGCAGAGCATTCCAAAAAATCAGCTAA